GCGCGAACTCGAGAACTTTATCCTGCCCCGCCGCTACAAGTGGTTGGTGACGCCGAATGAGATGAGTCGAGGGGCACAACTCAACACAGGCATCATTGACTCGACTGGGACCATTGCGGCGAGAGTGTGTGCCGCAGGGATGATGAGTGGCATCACGTCGCCTACTCGGCCGTGGTTTAGGCTTGGCATCGAGGGATTGCAGCTGAACGATTCCTCGAACCCGGCTTCGCTATGGCTCGCGGAGTGTGAAAAGCGGATGCTGAAGGTTTTTGCCGAGTCAAACTTCTACAACGCGATGGCGACACTGTATCTGGACTTGGTGGTCTTTGGAACGGGCGTCTCAATCTGCTATGAGGACTACGAGAACGTCGTCCGCTTCTACAACCCTTGCGCGGGCGAGTATTATCTCGATGCGGGGCCGACCTACGAAGTGGATGTGCTCGCACGCGAGTTCACGATGACGATTAAGCAGGTGGTTCAGGAGTTCGGACTGGAGAATTGCTCGGAGGCGGTGCGGAAGTCTTATGAGAGTCCCGGACAACGCTCGAGAGAGATTGTCGTTGGTCATTTGATTGAGCCGAACGATGGAAGCGAACGCTCGAAGTGGAAGTACATGGAGCTTTATTGGGAGAGGGGAAACACGAGCGAAGGCCCGCTTCGCTGGAGCGGGTATCGCGAGTGGCCTGTTATCGCGCCGCGGTGGGACTTGGTGTCGAACGACGTTTACGGCAGATCACCTGCTATGGATGCTCTTGGGGACATCAAGCAGCTGCAACAAGAGACGAAGAGGAAGGGGCAAGCGATTGATAAGATGGTCAGTCCTCCGATGCTGGCCGATGTGCAGCTGCGGAATCAGCCATCGTCTTTGATGCCGGGAGGCATTACCTACGTTAGTGGGATGCAAAACGTGGGCTACAAGCCCGTGTACCAAGTCAATCCACCGATCCGCGATCTGAAGGAAGATATTAAAGAGATTCAGGAGCGGATCAAGATTATCTTCTTCAACGATCTCTTCATGATGATCTCACAGCTGGACACTGTGCGGACTGCGACGGAGATTGATGCGCGGAGAGAAGAAAAGTTGATTATGCTTGGGCCGGTGCTCGAGAGGTTTGAGCAGGAAGCGCTTGATCCGGTGATTGAGCGGATTTTTGGCATTATGATGAGAGGCGGACTGTTGCCGGAGCCGCCGGAGGAAGTGACGCAAGGTGGTCGAGGGCTGAATGTTCAATATGTCTCGATGCTGGCGGAAGCACAGAGAGCTGTTTCTGCAAGTGGTATGGAGCGTGTTATGGGTCTTGCTGGTAATATTGCTGCTGCGGACCCTTCAGTTATGGACAATATCGACATAGATGAATTTATTACGGAGTACGCTGATCTGATGGGAGTTCCGCCGAAGATAATTCGCTCGAAGGATGAACTGAAGGCCGTGCGTGAGGGTCGCGAGCAGAAGCAACAGCAGGCGGCCTTGCTGGAGCAGACGGATGCGGCGGTTAAGGGAGCTGGTGTGTTGTCAAAGACTGATGTGGGCGGCGGGCAGAATGCGCTTGCGGCGATGATGGGCTTAGGTGGGCCGCAAGCTGAGTCGGTGCAATGAGCTATGATGCAAGTGATCCGAAGCAAGTTAAGGAACGGCTTAATCAACTCAGGGTTGATGAGGCTATTCGAGATGCACTGTTTCGGAGGATTATGGAGACGAGAGAGGGCCGTGGTTGGGTTCACGCTTTGCTGGAGAGCGCCCATGTTTGGCGATCTTCGTTTGCGCTGGATGCACTGGCAATGGCCTTCGCGGAGGGGGAACGGAATATTGGACTTCATGTTCTGGCGGACTTGATGCGGGCTGCGCCTGATCAGTATTTGGTGATGGTGAAAGAGGCCGCGGAGGTCGAGGAACTCGAGAGACTGACGAAACGTCAACAGGCTACGGGAGATTTAGATGACGGACTTGACAACGAGCCAGCCCCAACCTGATCCAGGTGGGCCGACCGATCCGGGGACTGCGAATGCGGCCGCGGCACAGCTGGAAAAGACACAGAACCCGCCGTCGTTGCTGAACGATGCGGAAGTTGATCTCAATGATGATAAGAGTGAACGAACGCTTGACTCGCAACCAGCGGACCCTGAAGCTTTTGATCCAACGAAGCTGAAACTTGATACAGAGCTGAAACTTGACACGAAGGACCCAGCGTTTAGTGAATTTGCTGAGATAACGAAGAAGCATGGCCTGAAGCAAGAGGCCGCGCAGGAATACGTCGATCTCTATGCCAAAACAGTCAAGTCGGCGGCCGACAAGCCGTACCAGATTTGGCGGGATACGCAGAAAGAGTGGCAGAATGAAGTGATGGCCGATAGCGAGCTTGGCGGCAAGAACTTCGATAACGTCAGGCGAGTTGTTGGAAGTGCTTTGGCTGAATACGGCGATCCTGGAGTTAAGACTGCGTTGGACTTTACTGGTGCGGGTAATAACCCTGCAATCATTAGGACCTTTTATCGGATGGCGAGAGCCTTAGCCGAACCAGGGCCGGTGGCTGCGGAACCCCCTCGCTCAATGAAGCCTGACTCTCCGGGAGCGGCGATGTATCCCCATCTGGTGAAAAATAGAGGAGAGTAAAGATGCCTGTTATTGGCGCAAGTGCCTTGACCCTTGCTGATTGGGCCAAGCGGATCGACGACAACTACAAGATCGCGACGATCATTGAGCTGTTGTCGCAGACGAACGAAATCTTGGACGATATGCTCTTCGTCCAGGGCAACTTGCCTACCGGCCACCGAACGACAGTTCGGACTGGACTGCCGAGCGCGACTTGGCGCTTGCTGAACTATGGCGTCCCGAATGGGAAGTCAACTACTGCCCAGATCACCGACTCGTGCGGGAATTTGGAGACGTACAGTGTCGTCGATAAGGACATCGCGGACTTGAACGGCAACACGCCGGAGTTCAGGTTCTCGGAAGTGAAGGCCTTTCTCGAAGGCATGAATCAACAGGTGTCTTCGACGGTGTTCTACGGGAATACCTCGGTGAACCCCGAGCGGTTTATGGGCTTGGCTCCACGGTACAACACGGTGCTGCCAGCCAACGCACAGACCGCGAACAACGTCATCGACATGGGAGGGACTGGATCGACCAATACCTCGATTTGGATCGTGACGTGGGGCAGTGAGACCCTTCACGGTATCTTCCCGAAGGGGAAGATGTCGGGACTCCAGCATCGTGACATGGGTGAGTGGCCTGTTCAAGACGTGAACGGGAACACTTATCAGGCGTATCGCGATCACTTCAAGTGGGAGTGCGGATTGACCGTTCGTGACTGGCGGTTCGCCGTTCGTCTCTGCAACATTGATGTGACTGCGCTTGCAGGTGGAACACCGCCTGATCTGCTCCGAGGGTTGATCCGTGGGCTGTACAAGCTCCCGGTCGCTTCGGCTCGGTCATCGGCGGTTCAGAAGAGTGACTCCCCATCAGTTGCCGACTCGATGGGCAAGACCGCGATCTACTGCAATCGGACCCTGCGGACTTGGCTCGATATTCAGGCTGTGGACAAGAAGAACGTCCTCCTGTCGATCGACGAGTATGATGGTAAGGTTGTCACGGCCTTCCGTGGCATTCCGATCCGCACCTGCGATGCTATTGTCAACAACGAGGCACGAGTGGTCTGACCATATAGATAAACCGTTTATATGGCAATACCATCCACTCAAGGAGATGAGAGATGATTTTGGACGGACTTCTTCTTTTTGATAACAACAGCGCAATCACGGCTTCGAGCGCAAGCGCGAACGTGATTGACTTGCTGAATGCGCGAGACATCGGCGTTGGTTATCCGCTGGAGGTTCTTGTGCAGCCGACGGAGAACTTTACTGCGGGTGGTGCGGGGACGCTCCAAGTGCAGTTCCAGGGTTCTCACGACAACGTGACCTTCACGACTTACGTGGAGTCCATCGCACAGCCTTTGGCGAGCCTTCAGGTTGGCAAGACGCCCTTCGTCATCAAGGTGCCGAGCCCGAACCCAGCCGATCCGCTTCCGCGGTATCTTCGGCTGAACTACATCGTCGGTACAGGCCCGATGCTGACTGGTCGGGTGACTTCCGGCATCTTGCTCGATCGTCAGCGGAACATCGCGTATCCGCCTGGCGTCGTGGTCGCGAACTGAGGAGAGAGCACACATGGCAAAGTATCGACTGCTGACGAAGCACTACATGAACGATCAGCTCCTCGACGAGGGGACGGTCGTTGGAGATGACACGCCGCACAAGATTACTGAGGCTGCGGTCTCTCCGGACATGGAAGGGCTCGACGACGAAGGGAAAGCCAATGTCCAGAAGGCCAGGGATGCACTCCCGAAGGCACTGGCATCGGCCCCGCAGCTCGGACTCCTTTACTTGGAGCCCGAAGTTCAGAGTGCGTTGCTTGAGGCGGCGAAGCGGCAACAGGGTGCTGTAGCGGTCAAGGAGACAACTCCGGTCCCCACGCCTACGCCGAATAAAGAGACGGCTACGGCCGCTTCGAGGAAGTGATGCCGCTTAGGAGCGGAAAGTCGAAAGAGGCTATCAGCGCGAACATCAAGACCGAGATGCACGCTGGTAAACCCCAAAAGCAGGCCATCGCCATAGCTATGTCGAAGGCAGGCAAGAAAAAGAAGGGGAAGAGGCCTCCACCGGCTCAAGCTATGTACGGTCGCTGAGAAGTGTGGGGTGGTGTAAAAGCCACCCCCACCACTTAGAAGGTGTAAAATGGCTGACATCACTTCTATCTGCAATCAAGCACTCTCCGCGGTTGGGACGAGACAATCTATTGCTTCGATCTCGGAGGCGAGCAATGAGGCTCGAGCCTGTTTGCTCCAGTATGAGCCAACGCGCAAGCATTTGCTGCGAGCGGCGCACTGGGGCTTTGCGAGAGCCTACGCTAAGTTTCCGCTTCTCCGTGCCCGTTATGGAACGCCAGAGGCAACACACCCAGCGAGCCCAACTGGATGGAATGAGAGCTACGAGCCACCACCCCCTTGGCTTTACTCTTACGCGGTCCCAGCCGACTTACTCGCGATGCGCTATGTGTTGCCAATCACAGCCTCGACGCAGCCTGCTGTTCCATTCACTTCAGCTCCAATTGACCAGTACCCTGCAATGGGCTTCAGCCCAATGCCGAAGTATGAAATGGCGACCGGCTCAGCGGCTTTAAGCACAGTCCCGAAGAACGTCTTGCTCACCAATGTATCTCAAGCAATTATGTGCTACACGAAGGACATAACAGACCCGACGCTCTTTGACGAGTCTTTCTCGAGAGCGTTTGTTCAGGGTCTCGCAGCGAATCTGGCAACGACGTTGACTGGAGATTTGAAGCTTTTTGATGCGTTGCTTAAGACAACAAACTCGCTGATCCAAGATGCTCGAGTTAAGAGTGCGAACGAGGGCTTGAACGTGATAGATGTGGTGCCCGATTGGCTAAGGGTGAGAGGAGTTGGTCCGACGCTTGGAACTGGCCCTTGGGTGCCTGAGTATGGACCGCTGTTTGGAGGCTCGTATTAATGGCCGCTCCGATTATCCAATCCTCTTTCTCTGCGGGCGAGCTTTCGCCTCATCTCTTTGGGCGTGTCGATCTTGGTAAGTATAAGATCGGCGCAGCCAGGCTGTCAAACTTCTTGGTGGACTATCGTGGTGGGGCTGGAAAGAGGCCGGGAACTCGCTTCGTCGGCAAGACACCCTATTCAGATCGAAACATTCTACTTATTCCTTTCAGCTTTAATGACGCGCAAACTTATATGATCGAGTTTGGAGATCGTTATATTCGCTTCATCACGCGAGGAGGCTATATAGTTAGTGGTGGAGTGCCGTATCAAGTTGCTTCGCCTTATAACCACGCAGACCTTCCCTTGCTCAAGTGGACGCAGAGCGGCGACATCTTAACTCTTGTTCATCCAAAGTATTGGATCAATGAGCTTGTCCGCTTCAATCACACTGATTGGAGGCTTCGTGGCTTCACTATCGGCGCGACAGTAGCCCAGATTGGCTCGGTGGGCTTGTCCGCGTATTCGTCAGGCTATGTTGATCCTGAAGCGGCCGTTTATGTTAACTATGGTTATGGGGTGACAGCTGTTGCTGAGGCCGAAGGGCCACTTAGCCCCATTGCTCGATTGAACAATGTCTTGGATATGTCCGCCCATCGAGTGAATATGGTTATCACTTGGGGACAGTGGGCCGAAGCTCAATACTACAATGTGTATAAGGCTACGAGTGGCGTTAATGCGATGATTCCCGCTGGATCACGGATGGGTTTTATCGGGAGTACGAGGGCGCTCAGCTTTAATGATAGCAATATCTTGCCTAACTTCACGAAGGGTCCGCCAATTCATCTCAACCCCTTCGCTGCTGGTCAGATTGAGCGGGTGGTCATAACTAATGGCGGATACAACTACACTTACGACGCAACAATCACTATCAGCGACCCTACTGGCTACGGAGCTGTTGTCTATCCGATCGTTGTCCACTCGACGATAACGAGCGCACTTGTTGAGCGGGGTGGGCAAGGATATACTGCTCCACAAGTAGCCATCTCGCAGAGCACACCGACAGCAGTTGGCTCTGGAGCGGCCGCTGAAGCTGTTGTTGGGGCTGGAGGGCAGGTTGACTATATCTATATGGTCGCGTATGGAAGTGGATATACTTCTGGAGCAACAGTTAGAATAACTGATGCGGGCGGATCAGGCTATGATGCGACGGCTGTTCCAAACATCTCTGGAGGCCAAATCATAAGTATCGACATCACAAGTCCAGGTGCTGATTACGTCGCTCCTGTGGTTTCCATCGTCCCTCAAGTTGTAAGTTCAACGAACGCAGTAGGCTATGCCGTCGTTGGTCCGCAGTCTGGTACTTATCCAGGAGCGGTCGCGTACTTCCAGCAACGGCTTTTGTTTGCAGCATCAACCAATCGTCCGTCTACGATTTGGGGCTCGAAGCCGGGCGATTTCAACAACTTCGATACTTCCATACCTATCAACGACGGAGACTCTTTTGAGTTCACGCTGGCGTCGCACCAGATCAACGCAATCAAGTATATGTTGCCAATGCCTGGTGGGCTTGTTGTTTTGACGGCTGGCGGAGCTTGGCAACTCAGTGGCACCCAACAGTTTGCTCCGGTGACGCCGACAGCTATAATGGCGACGCCGCAAGCGTTTGACGGCTGTGGTGATCTCGAGCCGATCAAGATTGGGTATGAGATTCTCTTTGTTCAGGCAGCGGGCTCCGTCGTCCACAACCTGAGCTACAACTTCTTCGCGAACATTTATACTGGAGCTGATCTCACTGTCCTTTCAAATCACTTCTTTGCTAATCACAAGATTGTGAGCTGGTGTTTTGCGGAAGAGCCTGATAAAGTGATTTGGGCTGCACGAGACGACGGGATGCTGCTCTCGTTGACGTTCCTGAAAGAGCAGGAAGTTGCTGGATGGACACAGCATTCGACTGCGGGCGCTGTGAAGGCGCTTGGCTGTGTTCGTGAGGGCGCTCGTGATGTAGTGTATATGGCTGTTGAGAGGGTGGACGGAACGAACTCACACTACATTGCGATTGAGCAGCTTCAACAACGTTCGGCTCGCACGATCGAAGAGTCTTGGTTCTTGGATTGTGCTTTATCAACGGTTCCCTTCTTGGGGACTTCGACGATGTATAGCGGAATTTTGAATGATCCAACTGGGGTTGCTTTGTATATAACTGGTACGCCTTTGTTTGCCTCGAATTGGGTTGGAATTGAGCTTAGAGTTGCTGGCGGTCGATACAGGATTCATACGATCTACAGTGGAAATGTTGTTATTGCAGCGGAGATTGTTGCGGCAACGGACACTTATCTTGAGGAAGAGACTGGACATAAGCGGATTAGGCCGCAAGTGGCGGGGACGTGGAAGGCCGCTGAACGATTTATCTCAGTTGGCGGTTTGTCTCATCTCGAAGGGAAGAGAGTCTCCGTCATGGGCGATGGGAAGATGCAAACAGATAAAGTTGTTACGGGAGGCAAAATTACGCTTGACTCGCTCGCATCTCAGATAATTGTCGGCTTGGGCTACGACGCTGAGCTTCAGACACTTCGGCTTGAGTCTACTCCAACGATTCAGGCGCGAATGAAGAAAGTGCCTGAGCTTACGATAAGAGTAGCGGATACGAGGGGTTTGTGGGCTGGGATGACTTGGAAAACGCTGACGGAAGTTAAAGAGCTGTCACCGAATGTACTCTCGGGCGCTCCGACTCCTTTGTTCACAGGCGATTTGACGATAGTGATGGACCCGCTTTGGGCAGAGGAAGGCCAAGTTTGTATCCGCTCGACGAATGGGCTCCCGGCGAATATAGTGGCGGTGATACCAGAGGCTGTGCTTGGTGATGACTGAGATTAGGTTCGAGCGAAGAGCGACAACGGAGGCTGATGTTCAAGCAATCTTGCAGGAGATTCGCCAACTCTCGAGAGACGAACTGTTTATCGTTGCTGGAAGTGAAGAAGAGGCAATTCGACAAGCGATTGACGGCTCGAGAGAGGTTTGGAGTGGTTTCGCTGACGATAAGCTGGTCTTGATCTATGGAGTTCGACTTATCAGTATCTTGAGCAACCACGCTTACATCTGGATGATCTCGACAGAGTTGGCTGAAAAGTATTGGGTAACTTTTGCGAGGGCGACAACCTTGTTCACATGGGAGCTTCTACAACAGTATGAGCAGATAACGGCGATTTCACCGCTTAAGAGTAAGAAGAGCCATAAATGGTTGCAGTATATTGGATTTAATCAGACTGGGGTTGTGCGAGTACATCGAATTAAATTCAAGACCTTTTCGATCACGAGAGAGTCACTCCAAGATGAAAAGTTTAACTGGTTGAAAGGAGAAAAGGGATGGCTGCCGCTGCTGGCATCATAGGGCTCGTTGGTGGAGTCGTTAGCGCGATTGGAGCTATCCAACAGGGGAAAGCTCAGTCCGACGCCGCCAAGTATCAAGCGCAGGTAGCGCGAAACAACGAGATTATTGCGCTACAGCAAGCTGCTTACACGAGACAAGAGGGGGCGGCTCAAGCGCAACAACAGGACTTGAAATCGGCACAGCTGATTGGACGGCAGAAGGCCGTCCTTGGTGCTTCGGGAGTTGATCTTGAGTCTGGCTCGCCTCGTGACGTTCAACAGAGTCAAGTCGAGCTTGCGCGATTGGATGCTTTGACTGTTCAGTCGAATGCGGAGCGGAAGGCTTGGGGCTTTGATGTAGAGGCTGTTAATCAAAAGGCGCAATCGCAGCTGCACTATATGCAAGCTGCACAAGCGAAGAAGGCAGCAACGCTCAGCGCCTTCTCGAGTATTCTTGGGGGCGTTGGTCAGTTTGCTGGGAAGTGGGGCGGTGGTGGGAGCTTGACTTAAATGCCAAGATCATCTTTGTTGAATGTGCCTTATACTGGTGTGCCGACTGTTGAGTCGAGGGATCGACCAGCGGCTTGGCAGAGGATTAGTGTTAACGCAGATATGTTTGGGGCTGGCTCGGGTAGAGCCTTGCAACAGCTTGGATCGACGATTGCGAGTGTCGGCAATGCCTTCGGAGCACAAGCGGAGAAAAATCAAGCGGAGCTGGATGGGATCAAGGCCCGCGAGATTGATACACAGGTGATGAAAGACTACACGCAGGAGACTGCGGCGTACACACTTCAGAACGGGGAGCAAGCTGTTAATAGTTCGGAGGCACATGAGAAACGATTGCTCGAGATTAAAGAGAATGCGATTAAGGCCTCGGGAGGAAATAAGAGTGTTGAAAGGATGGTTCGCTCAAGTGTCGAGGGCCAGTATCGAAGGGCTTGGTCCACGGCTTTTGGACACAAGACAAAAGAAACGATTAGGTACGGTGATGAAGTAGGTGATGCGCGGATCACAGCTGCGACACAAGAAGCACAAGTGTCGATGGATGAGGAGGTGCTAACAAATTCGATTAGTGTTATTACTGGAGAGACGCAGGGGAAGCAGCGGCGTCATAACTGGTCGATTGAAGTCACGAATCAGGAGATCAAAGACAAGTCGAGTAAGGCTTACACTGGTTTTGTCAGCAATATGGCTCGTTATTATCCAGATCGAGCACAAGAGTATTTTGACAAGTATAAAGATCAAATAGACCCAGCTGGGATCAAGGCAGCTGAGAAGGCAATCTCGGATGGCTTTGCTGGGATCGGAGCAAAAGCACCTGGAGATGAAGCAAAGCGAGGGTCTGGCCCGCCACAGATACCTGTAAGAAGGCCAATTCCGCCGATGCCCCCGCCTCCATCAGCGCCAATCGCGCCTGGACGGCCTGGAGGTCAGCGGAGCGAAGCTGCTCCCAGAGTGCAGCTTGCAAGTTTGGTGACGGGAACGATGTCTGATGCTCCGCAGCCGGGAGCGCAGAGGCTTGCTGAGGCGTTGCCAGAGAAAGGGCTCGTTGAACAGGGGAATATTGATCTTGATAATCGACCAACTGTTAAGAATGAAGATGGCTCGATAAGCACTGAGCGGTCGTTCTCGAGAAACTTTGATGGAAAGGAAGTCTTGCTGCCTCTTATTCGAGAGGATGGCAAGGTTATGACTGAAGATGAGGCTGTCGAGCACTACAAAAAGACAGGAAAGCATCTTGGTGTTTTCGAGACGCCTGAAGATGCAGACGCATACGCGAAGGGACTGAGCAAAAGACAACAGCAGAAGTATGCGCCTGGAACAGCGCAAGCGGCAGGGACCGCTTCGGATGCACCAGCCCCAGGCTACGTTGCAACACGCTCTGAAGTCCAGAACTACATCGTTCAGGCCGCTCGCTTGCGTGGAATTGATCCTGGAACAGCAATTCGAGTTTATCAAGAAGAGGGAGCGCTTAGTTGGAAGGCGGCGGTTCCAGGTGAAACCTCTTATGGCCCGTTCCAGCTGTACACTGGTGGAGGGCTTGGGAACAAATTCATCGAGGCTGGTCACGGCGATCCAAGTGATCCCAAGACTTGGAAGGAGAACATTGATTTCGCGCTGAATAATGTAGTGGAAGGTGGTTGGGGGCCTTGGAACGGAGCGAAGGCAGCTGGTATTGTTGGAAAGATGGGAGTGGCGAATAACGCGAGAGTCATTCCTGTAGGAAAGTCGGCTGGAATGGAGCTGATCTCCACGAAGGAGCCTGTCGCAGGGAAGGATGAGGATGCTGACGAGCCTGTACCGAAAACTCCGCTTGAAGGCCGAACGCTTGGGTCTTATAGAAAGTCTATCTCGGAAGGAGATTTGACGGCGAAGGCTCCTGCGGGATCGAGAGTCATTGAAGCACAGAACATTCCTGGGCGCATTCGGACCTTGCCGCCCTCACCACAGCTGAAGAGTTCTTTCGAGACGGCCGCGGACAAAGCTGGAGTTGTTATTCGCATTACGTCTGGAGGACAGACAGCCGATCGCAATCCAGCGAAGAAAGACCAGCCTGGCGGTTGGACTGGTTCGCTTCGACACACTGATGGCAACGCTGCTGACGTTGATATACTTGATGAAAGTGGAAAGAAGCTCGCGAGAAATGATCCGAAGCGGCTGAAGTTTCTTGAAGAGGTTGCTGCGACTGGAGCGGGTGGAATTGGCTCTGGCTACATGGACGATCCGCTGAAGGTCCATATTGGATTGACTGGTGGTTCGGGTCAAGTGGGTGTTGGGCTTGGTGTTTACTCGAAGGAGTCAACTCCGGAAGAGGTCGCGGCGATTAAGCAAGGCTTAACGAGGCTGGCGGCGAACGGTGGGCCTGTCGCGGGACCGAGTGTTCGTGGCGGTCACGTCCGCTACGCAGCGTTGTCGCCGACTGGAACGATGTCGGACGCTCCTCAGCCCGGCTTCCAACCACCTTCGGCCGTCCAGCGCCTCGCCCAAGCAACGACGACTGATGCCGTCTCGCCCTTCAACGGGCCGATCACAGCTGATACGACTGAGGCGAACATTAAGGCTCGGATGAAGTGGATCGAAGATGATGCAAGAGCGAAAGGTCATGAAGAGTCTTATGCGAGGTCAATCAACTCTGATATGCAAGCGGAATGGCAGAGCTTAAAAAGACAAAAGATAGAGACACATGCATTGGCTTTCAAGACCGTCGAAGATGCTGTTTATGGGAAGAATGGGGAAGGAAAGCCAAAGACACGAGATGAGATTATGCAAGATCCTGCGGTAAAGATGCAGTGGGACTTGCTGACGAACAAAGAAAAAGAGATGATGGAAGTGCAGCTGATTAAGAGGAACTCGGTTGGAGAGAATAGACCAGTTACACCGGAGGATATGTCTCGATTAGATAAACTGACTGTTGATGCGATGAGCAATCCCGAGGTTTTGCGGCATGTGGATTTGAGTGAATGGCCGAAGGGTTTGCGATCGAAAGTGGTGAAGCTGAGGGATGATCTGCTGATTAATGGAATTGGAGGGACGAAGGAGACGAAACAGCTTGAAGCGGCAATGTCCAACTTAGATGTGGGTTGGCAACTGACAAGAGCTGGAATACAAAAAGATACCCAAGAGTACAGAGATGTAAGAGCAGCAATGCTGGGCGAATTGCGGCTGTGGAATGAGTCAAGCGACAAGCCTCCAACACCAGAAGATTTGAAGATTATGACAAATCGAGTAATGCGAACGGTGGTAGTGCCTGGACGCTTCTGGGGGACAAATGAGGTAAGAGCATTCCAGCAACCACTGACGAAGGCTGAAGAGACTACTGTTGTACAGGAGTGGAACAGCAGAAATCCACACGACCAAGTGAAGGAAGCGAGTGAAATTAAGCCTGATGCCATTTGGCACTGGAGACGAAAGCGTGAGGAAATTGAGAAGCGGCGGATTAAAGGAGGCTATCCGCAATGGCCGTAGATGATCTTGTTGGCTTGATGGATGCTGAGATGGGGCTGCCTCCGAAGCCGGAGAAGCCGATTGTCTCACTCGTTGATCTCGAAGAGAACCCTTTCGACGAGTCCGAAGAAGTTCGAAAGATGAGGGCTTCGGCTGCTGTTGTTGGCAATCAAGACACTGACCCGACAAAGTATCGGAAATCGGTTCAGCTTGGAAAGCAGCACAAGGTCGATCCAGAGATACTTGACGTTGATTACGCTGCGTGGGAGAAAGACCTTAAAGTTAATGACAACATTCGGATCGCTCAAGAGAACAAGGCGATCAGAAATTTCTTGATCTCTGATCCAATGGCCGCGAAGGCCAGTGCGGACGATTTACCAGTTCTCGACAAGATCACGACCTTTATCTCTGACGCCTGGATGTGGAGACAAGAGTTCAACCCCTTCGTCAATCCGCAGAACCTGTTTAAGGGAAACTTTGGACAGAAGGCGGCGGAACCAGAGGCGAAGCCGCAGGAAGGGCTTGAAGAGGAGTATGAAGGAGGGAAAAGTGTTACGCCAGCGAAGGCGACGAGAGTTGTTGGTTGGTCCGACGCTTTTGTCGAGGCCCAGGAAAATTTTCATCTTGGAAGATTGAAGCTCCAGTATCAACAGGCGGATGAAGCGAAGCGAGCTGAGCTTAGAACACAGATCAACGATATTCAAGCGAAGATCGAAGCGAGGCCTGAAGCCCGCTCCTCTTACGTCCGGCAACTGATGGGGGGCTTTCTCGGCCAAGTCTACGAGTCGATACCTTACGTTGCTCCATATGCAACTGCTGGAGCAGCGACAGGCGCGGCCACAGGCGGTCTTTATGGATCGGTTGTTGGTCCAGGCGGGACCGTGGCTGGTTCAACGCTGGGCTTCACGACTGGAACTGTTACTGGAACGATCTATGGCTTTTCGGTCGTTGCTGCTCAACAATCAGCCGGAAACATTTTCTACGCTGTTGATTCGATCGAGGGCTTGTCCGAACAAGATAAACAGCTGTTGGCTGTTACTGGTGGCTTGGCTGTAGGTATGCTAGAAATGTGGGGAGGCCACTTGGTTCATAGTGGCGTCCAACAGATTATGACTCAACTTGCCAAAGACGCTGTTGGGAAGCAAGCGATTAAGCAGTTTGTCACGACACTCGCGAGCAACCAAATTCAAGGTGGAATGGTCAACGGCGGGCAGACGCTCGCTGAAGCGCTTGTAGAGAACATTGGTAAGGCGAAGGGGACTAGAGACCTCGCGACTATCTTCAACAGCAAAGAGGAGACGGCGAAGCTCGCACAGCAAGTAGCCCAGTCAACGATTGATGGAATTGTGCTGGCGACTGCGATTGGCGGGCCTGCGGCTTTGGCTGGACTGAGTGGGAAGGGGACGAGAGCAGGCGATTTGATGCTCGCTGCACAAACGCAGGGAGATCAGAAGAAGCTTGATGATATTGTTACTATGGCTCAGGAAAGCAAGACGAAGGCAGAGGCGCCTGATGTCTTTGCGAAGGTGCTTGAGAATCAAGAGCCGAATCCAACACTCCACATTGATCCAGCACTCGTTGCACAGTATAAAGACAAATTCACCTTCATTCCAGACCTCGCGAAGCAGCTGGCTGATGCCGAGGCGCTCGGGACCGAGATTAAAGTTAAGCAAAGTGATCTCGTCGCGCATCTCGATCCCGAAGTTTATAAGGTGGTGAGGGACGGGATTAGGCAAAGAGAAGATGCAATGTCGCCTGTTGAGGCGGCGAAGGTGCAGCAAGCGGAACAGGTGAGACAAGAACAAGAAGCAGCACAAGTGGCTGAAGTTTCGTCACCGACTAAGATGTCGGATGCGGACTTGATTGCGTCGATTTGGGGTGAAGAGCCTACAACACCACAAGCCACTCCAATGATGCCCTCGACTATACGACTGCCGGAGATTCTGGTTGGGCCGGAGCCAGTTGCACTCCCACCAGCTGCAGTGTCGTGGGGTCAAGGCTTGATAGACCGCTTCTTTGGCCGTCGGGCAGTACCCACTGAAGAGCAGATGACGGCCTACATCCAGGCCGAAAACATTCGCAATCTTCAGGGCATCAAAAGTCCACTTCAACAGGCGAGCGTCTCACCGACTCCTGAAGCTCTCTCCGTTGCTCCGCAGGGCTTCACTGAACAGGCAGGCGCTCGTCCCGAGTCTCCGCCAGCGGAAGTCATCCCACCTGCGGCGAACGCGGACAAGGCCGTTAATCTTGATGTAGAGATTGGACCGGCGAGTACGAAATCGCTGATTGAACAGTTTAGAGAGGTGATGGAAGCGGCACCGCCAGCTGATCTTGGTGAGGCGGTTTTGGCTCGGGCGCTTAGCCGTCGTCCAGGGAATAAAGCGGAGTTCAACCGCTTCATTGACGAAGAGGCGCGGATACTCGAGATCACTGATATTAAGGAGATTAAAGAAAGGGCCGAAGCGGCCTTAGCGGCGCTTGGGACGAGGCTGATCAAAGAGGAGACGGCTTCGGTTGTCAATGGCTTGACTGATCCTGACGCCAAGAAAGCGGCGCAGATGACTGGTCAAGCGATTGACCATTCTCGACATATCATGGCACTGACTCCGCTCTTTGAGGCGGGGGAAGGGATGGGGACTGCGGAGCGGGCCGCGTATGAACAGCATATTCAAGATGTGCAAGCAGCGCTTAGTGAGTCTGTGTTTCAGGCTGCGCGGGATATTACCGAGAGAAAAGAGACGAAGCGCTGGGAAGATCAAAAAGCGAAGATGCGGCCGGAGGTCGAGGAGGCCGTGGCTGAGACTCCGGTGATTATGGCTGACGAGTACTTCAGGACTGGCCATTCTCGTGCCTTGGGCGAGGAAGTTCAGAAGCTTCAGATGACGAAAGAGGGTGTGGACGCTGTTTTCACACCTGAAGAAATGCAGATGATGGGCTTCAAGACGACGAAGCTCAGTAACACTTCGTTCTTTAAGGGGAATAAGTGGGCGAAAGAGGACTCGCCTAATGCAGCGTCGCCTGACGCGATGGCCGAGATGTTTGGTTATCAGACAGGGACGGATATGCTTCTTGATTTGTTGCAGTATAGATCGACGCTGAAGACGATGAAGGAGACGCACGAGAGTCGTTTCAATCGACTTGTGGATCAAGAAGTTAATCGACGGATGATGGCTGAGCACGGAAATCTCGAGTCGATCATCACGAAGAACAGCGTGGAAGCGGCGCTGAACATCGCGCAGGAGAGAGTGCTTGTAGATGAACTGGGAGCGCTCTCAGGGTTGACTGGAGCAGACTTGATTAACGTGCCTGAGCTTCGTACTCTCGTTGACGAGCGAATGAGAGATATGACGAATACTCAGGCGACGAACGCTAAAGAGTTCCAACATCTCGCCGGAAAGCACGGACGGTTGGCTAAAGAGGCGAAAGAGGGTGGAGACTTTGCTGCGGCCCTTCAGTCAAAGAAGCTTCAGCTGCAAGCGGCGATGATGGCGAAGTGGGCTGTGGAGCATAGAAAAGAGGTGGCGCTTGGAACGCAGCTGACGACGCGGATCACTCGAACGGAGCGAGTCAAGGAGATTGATGCTGACATCAACACGCGGATGCTTCAGCTGATCGCGCTGTCGGGATTGAACCCAGGTAAGCGTGGGATGCAGGTGCTGCAAAAAGATATTGCGGCGCTGGACGAGCCGAACCTTGCGGCGTGGATTGAGCAGAGGAATAATAGAGATAGTGCGGACACAATCCCGACTCCGACATATCTCAGTGGACCGACGATCCCACTTAAAGACCTTGGTGAGATGAAAGTAGGGCAATTTAAGGAATACTTCGATGCGCTGAAGGCGTTAGAGTTCACTGGAAAGAGGGCAGGACTTGTTGGAGTGCGAGGGAAGGAAATTGCGCTTGATGATACGATGCAGGTGCTTCAAGAGCAGTTGGCTGATTTGACTGGAGGGCGGGGGTACGAGAAGTTTGGTGATCCTGTCCAACCTCCGCGAGGGCTTATCTCAACATATAGAGGATATATTGGGAACTTGCTGAGGGCCGAGACTGTGGCAATGAAAGCTGATCGCTTGCAAGATGGTGGAATTTTGAACAGGGTGCTGATCACACCGCTGAAGATTGCACAAAAGCTCAAGAACGATACAGAGGCGTCAGTCGCTAAGTTCCTGAAAACTGTGGATCATGGAGAGTGGTCAGGGCCACTTAAGGGCCGAACGAATACGCTCGGACGCAAGGTGCCAAACGATACAATCCTCACTCCAAATGGGCAGTCAAGAGAATTTCGCGCGGACGAGATGCTGATGGTTGCGCTGAACTGGGGCAATGGCACAAACAGACAAATCATCGCCAAGACACTCAATACAGACCAGACAACGCTCAATGACTGGCTGATGAAGAATATGACGGAGAAGAATTGGGACTTTGTGCAAAATATCTGGGATATGTATGACAAGGAGCTTAATCCACTGAGAGATCAAGTTTATCGGAATACTCGTGGGTTTGGCATGGAGTATCCAGACGCGATTAAGTTCAAGGACGCTCATGGGAAGGCACGCTCCGGTGGATACTTTCCTATACTAAAGCTGCGGGAAGGCGTGATTGAGGGGAAACAACTGTCGGAGATTGGGCTGGTTGATACAAGGGTTTATGATGCGCTCCCGGCGAACTCTCATAGACAAGTCGCGACCGCTGCAAAGAATGGACAAGACATTCAAGTGACACTGAATTTCGATGAGCTTGCGCATCGGATCAAAGAGGATATTCACGAGCTGTCGTTTAGAGAGGCAATCCAAAACGCAGCGAAGATTGTTAACGACAAGCGCTTCTACAACACGATCCACGACGCTTTTGGTAAGAATCAAGCAGACATTTTCAAGCCTTGGGTTCAGGGTATCTCGAATAATGGAGGCAAAGCTGATTTGCAGATGGCGACGACGCTTCGTTGGCTGCTCAATAAAATTCAATCGAACTCAGTGACGAATGTGATTGGCTTCAATCCCGGCACTATGCTCGTCCACAGTCCAACGGCCGCGATGAACACTATCGGCGAGTCAGGAATGTACACATTCAAGGCCCTGAAATCGGCGATCGGCGACTCGAAGCTCGCAGGCTTGGTCAATCAATACTTTAGATCACCAGAGAGCTTCGACGAGATGACTGGCTTTGCTCTCCGCAATTCAGCTGAGCTTCAAACACGCATTCGAGCTAAGGAAAGAGATATTGCTTATTCGCTTGGGCAGTGGGGGAAATACGAGAATTTTCAATACAACGCTGAATGGCTTGGGCAAGCCCAGATTTCGTACACGGACTACGCTTCGGCGGCTGTGGCTTGGTGGGCTGGTTATCACAGGGCCATTGATGATGGGTTCAGTCAGCAAGAGGCGTTTCAGCTTGGCGACCGACTTGTTCGGCTGGCGCATAACTCAGCGAATATGATGGACAAGTCACAGTTCTCGACCGACCGCTCCTTGCGTGGCTTCGCTCAGTTCTACGGCTTCTTCAACCACGTCTTTAATCAGCTGCACATCAAGGGCTTCAATGTTGCTGAGAAGGCTCGAGCCGCACAGGACGCAAAAACTTATTGGGATACAGGAAAAGCACTTGGCGGCGCAGCTTGGACTTCGACATCGACAATGCTGTTCTATGGAATGTCACTCGCATTCATCCATCACCTTGTTCGAGGCGAGCCAAAGAATGATGAGTTTTGGGGTGTGACAGCGGCGAAGGAGTTCGGCGGGCTTATTGCTGGTTTGCTCCCAGGTGGTCCCCGCGAAGCCACTTACGCTGCGTTGCATGGAGAGTATGCAAGGGCAAGTATTCCACTGACAGCTGCGATGGACGTTCCGAGACAGTGGATTAGGGATATAAAGAGGTGGTCAACGAGAGTGAAAGCAGATAAGCCCTCGACCTGGCTTCCGCCAGCACAGAAAACGTCTGAAGTACTCGGTACCTTCTTTGGAATAAAGATTGCGACGAAGCAAGTTGGGCGTTGGATGGAAGAGCTTCAGCGGATGGAACGAGGGGAAGTTCAACCACCTTCGACCTTCACTGAGTGGAGACGCTTCTACGTTTATGGCCGCTCGCGGCCAATCGGCTCGCGTGGAAGCAGAAGTAATCGACCTTCAATATACTGATATTGCCATATAAATGGTTTATAGGGCAATACGAGAGAGGACAAAATGACCGTCTCGAACCAAAGTTCAGCTATCACCTATCTGGCGAACGGCTCCGTCAACCAGTGGGATTTTGGTTTTCCAATCTTGCATGAGAGCCATCTTCAATTCAAAGTCAAAGACCCGACCGGAGTGCTGAGCACGATCCCACCGAGTTCTTATTCGGTGGTGGGGATAGGCTCTCCGACTGGGGGCTACGTCGTCTATCCCCTTGCGGGCGATCCAGTTGCTCCCGGCTGGCGTGTTCGCATTCAGCGCGTGGTCCCCTTAACTCAAGACGTTGACATTGTGAATCAAGAGGCGTTCTATCCAGAGGTAATCGAGAGTGCGGCTGACTACGGCCGCTTCATCGACCAACAGCTTCAACAACGGCTGGCCGATCTTGAGTCGGGTGATAGCTGGGCTTAGGTGTAGCCAGGAGGCCGTGGCAAAGGCTTATATGCTCGGTGGCCGGAAGGAGTTATGAGATGCTCACAGTGTCCGGTTCGGACGAGAAGCTGGAGAAGCCGCTCGACGTTATGAGCGGGAACACGCTCAGCCAAGAACAACGTGGCGACACTCTCCATAACAGGCTGCCCAGTTTTACTGGACATCTTCCACATAAAGTGCCAACAATCCTCGAGAGCTTGGCTGTCCCCGCCCTTGAGCATGGCTCTAAAGATGTCGGGCATCAAGGCCTCGGCCTCAAGAAGCCAGTCCAAGGCAACTTGATAATGCTCGATTTCTATCGTCTGCGATGCACCCCAGGCTATGGCGCTTATAATACAAAGCTTAAGAAGATGGGCAGTTCGTCGGGGGAGATAGGAGGCGAGTCTGGGGTGGTCGGGAGCGGGGGGTCCGCCAGTCATGACCCAGTTTACCAAGGCGCGGGAAGCCTCTTCTGAGAACCGAAGCTCACCCTTCTTGTCACCGATCAAGCGAAGGTCTTTGATAAGGCCAGTTAGGTCGATGGCTGAAGGCGACTCGAATGGATTGCGACGCTCGCTGATCCCGCAATAGACCATAATATTTCTGGAGATGAAGCCTTGATCCCAAGCGCCTTCCGGCATAAACTTGCCGAGGTAAGAGGGTGTGGTCCCACAGATGATATTGAAGAACGGCCGCTCAATAGTGATTGAGAGGTCTTTCGTTCGGCGCTTCTCACTGTAAGGTGTGCCGTCGTATATGTCAGTGAGGGTGGACATGAAGGCGTGCTCGTAAGCAGGGAGGAGAACGCCCATCTCGCTGATGGCGGCAGTAAGCGCGTTGTAATCACTGTAAGGCATCCCAAAGAGTTGATGCCGCTTTGCGTCGTCGAGTTCGTCGATGAAGCTCGCCCTTGTCAAAGAGGACGAGCCCTTGTGGTGCTCTTGGAGAAAACCCCACAGTTGATTAACGCGGGCCAAGATAATTGACTTCCCAACTCCTGGCGGGCCAATCAGCATGACGTAAAGGTTTGGATAGAGGTTAGTGCCTCTTGAGACGATCCATATTTTCCTCTCTAATGCGCCTGCAACAGCCGAGATGCCCGCCCACTTTCTGAAGATGGGAGGCGAAGCTGTATCGGCAGTTTGCTCGACAAATGAGTCTATCCAAGATTTCCCCCTGCCGTTTTCCACTTGCTCAGTCCTTGCGGATTGTCTGTTGATTTCGGAGCCCAATTCCAGCCAACTTTAACTTCCGCGGGGATAATCAAAACTCGATCGCCCCGCAGCCGCACAGGATATTTGAACAACTCCAAGACCTTGGGCAGGATTTCGGCCTCCTGCTCCTCAGGGTACTGAAATAAGATACTGTCGTGGACTTGCAAGAGGAGCTTCACGATGTTCGCTCGCCAAATGTTCAGCATAATTCGGTTGAGAATCTCGACCGAAACGCTTTGGGGCTCAAACGCCACCGCCTCTCGCAAAGTATCTTGATCGTTCCTCCTCCCGAAGAACCATCTCCGCATTCCAAGCATTGTCGTCAGACAGCCCTTCAACCGAAGCTCATCTTCGACCCACTGGTGCCACTTCTTAATCGCTTCAAACTTTGTGAAGTAGGCTGTTTGGAAGTCTTTGATGACTTGGACGGGCATTCTTGAGTGGAAAGCCATAGTGGCTGGCTGTCCCATGTAGTTAGAGCCGTGACCAAGGCGCTTCGCCATGTAGCGGAGGGAGTGTTGACGATAATGCGGCCGTTCCGCAAGATTCCGATTAGCAGAGGGATCGTTACTCCATCCGAGGTTCGGCATGATCCCCTTAGAAACTTCCGTGTGTAGGTCTCCACTTTCACAGGCATCGAGATATGCTCCTTCGCCGAAGAGGTTCCAACAGATTGCACCGACGACCCGAGACTCGGCTTGTTCGAGGTCGATGTTACCAAGCTTCATTCCGGGATCAGCCACGAAAATTCGTCTCAGCCCTTCTTCGATGTTTTGGAGGTTTGTACCTGTCTCGAGATCAGCCATCGACGAAGAAAAACGTCCGGTTTCGGTTCCTGCAATGTTGAAGCTTGTTCGCATTCGGTTGTCAGCGTCAATTCGAGTTTTAAGGACACCAATCTTCTTTTGTATTTCACGGAGTGCGAGAATGTGGCTGATGATAGGCTGGGCAACGAAGTAGTTAGTGAGCTTCTCAAGTGCTCCACGATTGACCGTCGGAACCATCTCACCATTGCTGTTTCTGCGGCGGACAGGCGGAATGCCAAGGACACCATAGAAAAGCTCCATCAGTTGTTTGGGACTTGACCATTTGACAGTTGTGCCGACGCCTTCTACGAGAATGCGATCAAGTTGACGAGAGAGTCGCCTTGTCCGAGCTTCATAATCCTTGAGAAGGCGTTCCCGTTCTTCAAGATTAATCTTGACCCCACGAAGGTTCATCTCCAGTACCGGCGCCTGAAGCGCCAAGCGCAAGGCGTAGGTCTCTCGCGTCACATCATCGAGCTGATCTCTGATGACGCCACATATCTCGTAAGTCAAGCAACAATCAAGGCCGTTATAGACCCACTGCTTTTCCATCTCTCCCATTCGAGATAAGACGGAAGGAGTTAACTCGTGTGTCGCTATTATTCGCATGGCTCATAAAGCCTTTCAAACTCGTCAGCTGCTATACGGTAAGGGATGCCGTTATAGCCTCGAGCAATCCAGTCGCCCTCAAGCGCAAACTCGACCGTGTTGTAAGTGGTTCGAAGGACGGCTCCGCATGTGACGACTGTGGCCCAATCACAGTCGATGCACTTTAGAAACCACTCAGGTAGTGCATGGACTCCGAAGTGGAAGGCCTCGATCTCTGGATTTTTGATCTTGTATCTCATAGGCCAAGTTCCTCAAGATCAATCTTCGTTGGACGCTGGAAGCGCTGAGACTTTGGCTTCGGTCGCTCCTGTTTGAAGAAGTCGGGCCAATCGGCTGGAGCGTCAGGCAAAAAAAGAGAGCAGAGACTATCACAGGACTTGATGAATAACTCATTGAGCGGCCATGTCCAATAGGGACGAACCCTCCAGCCGCCAGTTGTTGTGATCCACCAAGGCCCTGGGTCCGACGGAGTTCCATCGAGTTTCTCGGCGATGGCGAACTCTGGCATCCCACGAACTACATGCGCGATCAAGTGGCTCATTTATCTCTCCTTTCCTGTATCTTGTCTGTCTGTCGCATGATCTTCCACGAGGCTTCGTTGGTGTAAACACTTCCGAGGAAGCCGAGGCCCTTCTTTGACTCAGGCTGGAGGGCGTGGTGAAGCAACATCGTATCGTCTGTGGCGTTTGTAACTGTGATGCCCATCTTTCGCCAGAGAAAGCCTATGTCGTAGAGGCCGTTTTGCGCGGTCTTTCTTGCGGGGAGGTGAAGAATGTGCTTGACGAGCTTCCATGCGTTTACCTCGGACTCCGGTGTCCAGTAAGACCAACCATCTTTTCTGTAATCGACGAAGGGGACGACGAGGGCGAGGCGCTCATTGGGAGCGAAGCCGATGCAAGTGATCTCGCCCCAAGCCGTCTCAATATCGAACGCTATTTCTTCGGCTCGTTCAAGGTAAGTTCTGGTGAATAGTTCGATGTCGTTGATGCTTTCAGCGATCCAGATTTCTCTCTTAGGTCGTCTAACTTCTGGGAAACTTGACTCTCGCTTGGCTTTGATGAAGTCTGCGACGACGGTTGGTCGGAGTTCCCACTGCCGGAGGACGGCAGCCGGGTGAAAGGTGGCAAGGTACTTTTGGGGATTTCCGTCTCGTCGTTTGAGAAGGGATGCCTCCTGAGTAGCTCCTCTGATTTTTGTGATGCCGGTGGCACCTGATAAGAACCACGAGGCAGTGTTTCCGAGGGCCAAAACGAGATTTGGTTGCACGCTCCGCAGTTCGGACATGAGACGATCAAGCTCAGAGCCATACTGGGCTTTGACGCACTTCCCTTTGGAGATTGGCCCACGGTCTGGGATGCTAGGACTCCCGCATAGTGCTTCGACATTGTTGTTCTCCGGTCTAAGGTTAAAGACGTTCGAGAGGTAACAGTCGCGTCGGCGGATACCAGCTTCGTCGAGCATTCGAGTCAGCTCATAACCGCTCGGCCCGACGAAAGGTGCACGTTGGCGCTCTTCGTGCTCGCCCCAGGCTTCGCCGAGGATAAAGATTTCCCCAAATCTCATCCTAAGTCCCTTTCGATGGTGATCTTTATCTTGTCGCCTACATCAAACTCTGGACGCTCGAAGCCAACGTAAATGGCTTCATGCGAACCCTGAAGATGTAGATAAAAACCAAGCTCGATTTCTTTGAAGGTTGCATTCGGACCAACTCCGCTGACCCATTGTCTGTCAATCCGCTTGAAGATACTGACAACTGTGGAGTGAACAACTATTCGAGACATCAGTTCACCGTCCTGGACCCTCTCGCGTTAATCAAGTTCTGTACATCCTGCTCGTTCGCAAGCGTTGCGAGACATTCCTCAAGCGTTGGAAAGTGCTCGAAACAGCAGGCCATCGTTCCGAGTGGATGCTTGTTCCCAGCGTGGAGAACTGGCTTGCCCATAGCATAGGCGATACCAGCCTCGAACGCAGCTCCCCTCGGCGTTTCGTTCTCCTCTGTATAGAGGATCAGCATGTTGCAGATGATGATGTCCTTGACATTGTTCTCCCAAGACTCGTTGATGACCGCTTGAGAGCAGTTTGGCTCTCCATCCTTCATAAAGTCGATCCACGAGCTGACGATGATGAGCTTCGGATAAAGTTTTTGCCGAAGCTTGATCCAGCGTCGAGCGTGGCGTATGTGAGAGGCGATGTAGAGTTTCATTCGGCTGTGTCCTCTAAAAGAGCTTGATTTGCATCACGCGCGAACGCTTCGTTAATCTCCAGTCCAAGAATGCGGCTTGCCCCGAGGCGCTTTGCTGCTCTCAGAGCCGAGCCACTTCCCGCCGTTGGATCGAGGATCGAGGTGTGACCATCGACGAGCATCCTGAAGAAGTACGTCAGCATGGTCACTGGCTTTTCGCTCATATGGCGGTCGGTGACTGTACTCGCGGCGAAGAGGTTCGAGACGATCTTGACTATTGGATGGTCGCCTCGAGAGCAGAAGAAGGCAGTCTCGTAAACTCGACGAGCCATGTGCTGTGGTCGAGGGGCGTTACCAGCGTTGTCCGACTTGTGCCAGACGAGCGGATATGGGTCAACGAAAAACTCAGATGAGAGTAAGTCGAATGTCTCAGCGTAGTGAGTCATCGAGAACCAAAACATTAAGTGGCCTTGATCGCTCATTATCTTGTCGATGTTTGAGAGGAGGCACTTGATAAGCTCGAGATAGTTCTCTTTGGTGTCTTTGTACTCGCCGTGGACGCTTTTCGAGGCGAATGCAGAGCCAAACTTGTGGGCGTCGATGCCGTAAGGAAAGTCACAGTGAATGAAGTTGAATAGAGGGCCTTGGTACGCTGGAGCCCAGTTTAGAAAGCTGGTGTTTAAGATGGTGTCTTTCGGACGCTCGGGCTCGACCCGATCGAGCACTCGATCAAGTTCAGCTGCCGCTTTCCGCTCGGCCACTCGCCGAGTCATGTTAACTGCTGTAGTGTAGCGGGGTGCTGCGTGAACCATCGACTTCGGATCAGCCAACTCTTTCGCAACGATGAGTCTTGCCGAGGCCTCCGGCTGTGTCAGTCCAAGCGCCTCCGCTGTGTTCTCGATCGTCCACTTCATCTCTTGTGCTGCACGAAGTTGATGATACTCTTGAACGGCCTTGCACTCGTCTTGCCAAGGCAATTCCTTCCGCTTCACGTTTTCTTCAAGTTCGATCGCGTGAAGCAACGCCTCGTCACACTCGTCTTGAAACTGGATTGTGACATGGCTCCAGCCAAGGGCCTTAACCGCGGTGAGCCGCCGCTCTCCAGAGACAAGAACAAGCTCTCGCGTGACGACGAGAGGATGGATTAGACCGAGACGGCGAATCGAATCTGCGAGAACGTCGATGTCGGTCAGCTCTTGGCGTTGGCGCTCGTCTCGGTTCGAGATGATTGCGGCGACAGAAACACTTTGGAATTGAGAGGAGGTCATATTGTCATCCCTTGCTTAATCTTGGGTTGGCTGTTTCATCGTTCGTTGATGCGAATTTAATCGGTCGTCACTCATTGGCTAACAACACACCGTCCCAGGCACGATCCATTCGCACTCGCTCGGCCCAAGTCGGTCGGCGATGTAGTACGGATAGAGCCAGTAGTAGGTGCGGCCATTGCAATAAAGTATCGTCATGCCTTCTCCGTTCGCTAATCTTGGGCTAATGAGGCGCGGGCCGCGTCGCCGATCAGCGTCCACCGGGCGACGGCCTCTCCGATTTGCCGGTCGGCCTCTTTGTCCGGCTCGGACAATTCATCGTATGGAACGAGCCATGACGGCTTAGGGCTCGGCTGCGTCTTGGCCCAGCGAACCCACGCCTCGCGCACGAAACGCCCGAGATCATCACGCGGGTATGGGATTGGCCTGTTGCCGTCTAATTGGTCGCCCATTGTCGTCCCTCGTTAATTTGGTGCTACTGCGTTTCGCTAATGGTGTATTAGGCGTCGTCTTGCTGTGCAGAAGTTAGCGATGCGATTTCATCTTGGAGGCGTTCGATCAGCGCCGCCGCCTCGGCCATAAGATCGCGGTCTCGGTCTAACTTGCTTTTCATGGCGATAACTCGATAGAGCTTTTCCAGCGTGGTCATCGTTGTGCTCGGGTTACGAGCACGGCAGCCGCTTCGCGCAACTCGGCTTCCTCACGCCGCATCCGTTTGGCCTCGTCCTCGCGCGTGATAACGTAAACTCTCAGGCGAACGGCTGTGTCGGGATCGACCATCTGTCCGCCTTGCCAGCAAGCATCGAACCGAGGCCGGAAATGCTTGGCGACGGCGGCGGCTTCTTCTGCCATCAAGGCGAGGCCGTCAGCTTGGGCTAGTAGTTTGTCCTTGAGGTTCATTTCTTCCGGCCCTCCGTTAATTTGGTGTTAGTCGCTGCCGCCGATAAGCCTCGGCCTTGGCGTTCGAATAGATGCGGCTCACCTGTTCCAATATCTCAGCCGGGTTTTCTCCTCGCGCCGCTATCTCAGCCAGCAAGTCGGAGTGAGACAGCGCGAGAATGCGGTTAACCTCCGCGTCGTCTGCCTTGGTGATCCAGTCGGACATTGGCCGATCCTTAATGGTGTATCTGCGCTCTAAGCTCGGGTTATCGCGCGCCTGCATTTTTTGCAGTGCAGTGTGTAATGCGAAAACTCGCCTTCATGGTTGTAGATTGGCGTCGCCTTCCACTCGGGTACATGGCGAAGCCAGCACATGAGAGAACGATAGAACCGCATCACTGTGTCGTTCCTTAATTTGGTGGTACTAAAACTCGTCCCGCTCAATCTTTGAAATTCGCCAGTGTCCGTCGATTAACACGCGACCCTGGTAATAAAAATACCGTGGAACTTTCTGTGTCAGTGCAAGTAATGAATGCCAGGGTGTCCACCTGATCCCGTCATCAGACCCACGCCACTGCATCGGTCCAACTTCAACGTGCTGCTTTTTAGGCCTTGTGAGCGTTGCAGTCGTCATTATAGGTCTCCTTGTGTATTATCGGCTCTGCCCGTCGCGCCTCGGGAGTCTGCAACGAAGCCACGGGCTCTAGACTGTTGTTACCACCACCTGTCCAGTGGGCGTCCCCCTGATATGGGTCGAAACAGGGGGCTCGAAAAAGTGGGGCTGGCAACGCAAAACCTGTGCCAGCCCCGCCCTCACTCAGACCTTAGCTGTCTGGGCGATCTCACTGTAAACGACCGAGCCGTCTTTTGCAGGCCGGTGACGAATGGTAATCATCACTTGCCGCCCTGCGGCCTCGTTGATCAGCTGAGCGAGGTTCTTCTTCCCGCCCTCGTCGTCAACCTGAAGATCTTCGACGAGGAACTTCTTCGCCCGCCAAGCCGAGTCCTCGGTCAGAAAGACCCGATGGCGAATAGTCTTGCCATTGATGCCGCCCGCTTCCACGAGTGCGAGCTTATCCACGTCTTCGTTGGCCGAGATGAAGCGAAGCGTGAAGTCGGCGCAGGGAGTTTGGTTCTCCCCGACCTTTTCAAACTTCGGCAGCCCCTCGACGAGAGCGATGTAGGAGCCGACTGGATAGGGCTTTGGACGGTCGATGTCTCCGACAGGTTTGTTGAGAATGTCCTGAAAGTCTGTCACTGTCATGTGTTGATCCTCTATTTTGCAAGTTTCACTACGTTGGGACTACCTTGGACCGTTCGGAAGAACGTGACCAAGGCTTGGTCGATCGGAAGGGTTTCCGCCAACTCGAACGAGGCGGGGTTCTTCAGATCAATCAAGGGGGTGGAGACAGTTCGCATCACGCGCTTGATGGACTGTCCAGAGCCAGACGACTCGACGAGAGAGACTGAGTTGAAGTAAGGAGCGATCTTTGGGGAGAGGGCCTGCCCTACTGCGACTGGAAATCCCTTCGTCGTGCCGTCTGGCCTATTGAGAAAAGTCATGTGAGCAATGACGATGACGTTGGGCTTGAACGATTCGCTCGTCAGCATTGCGAGGGTGTGTTCGATGGACTCTTGAGCGGAATAGAAGATTGCTCGTTTGTCTTTGGCTGTTGGGTTGAGAAACTGGGCATAGTTGAACGCTGCCTGAGATAGGAAAGTAAGTGAGTCAATGACGACAACCGTATCCGACGACCAGTCTGCGGGTCTACCAAAATCTCCCCATTTATCGAGTAGTTGCATTGCTGTAATAAATGCTTTTGGTGCTCCATCAAGAATAACACCAGCGCCAGAACCTTTGTATTTGTCCCTAAGAGTCTCGAACGAAACATTCTTCGCCTTGTCTGGGCATCGGCGTCGAACTTGGCTAACCAGTGAGTCCAGTCCGTTGTCGAAGTCGAGGATGCGGAGTTTGAATCCGGCTTCGACCAACGATGCAAGAGCTGATGTTTTTCCTGCACCGGAGTCTCCAATCATTAAGAGCTTAGTTGTCGTGGTCGAGACGTGCTGATCGAGACTAGGCATTTTTCGCTCCCTCGCTCGGGTTCCACCGCCGCTTTTCGAAGTCACTGTTCAAGAAAGCCTCTCGAACGCTCGGGTCTTTCGAGCAAATTCTTTTGAAGTTGCAAAGCATACAGGCCTTGTCATTCATAGGCCAGTAGTTGGCTTCGACGTACTTATAGGAGCGCTCGACGTGGAGGATTGTGTCTCGGGTCCACTCTTTAAGTTGGTCGTCTGTGCGATAAGTGATGGCTCGGTCAAAACGAGTGAAACCGACTGCAATCTGTGCGGCGTCGATAATAACTCCACGGACGGGAGTATCATACGCAATACGTCCTGCAAGAGTGTAGAGGGACATTTGATTGTCTGGCTCGAAACGGTCAAAGTAGTGCGATCCAAGGGTCGTCCCTGTTGTCTTTCTGTCCATGATATATGGAGCGTCGAGAAAAGAGACGAGTCTGTCGATGTGTCCTGCAAGGGTGATCTCCGTTGTTAGCTCGAAGTGGAAGGTCAGCTCAACCGCTGGCTTGCCGTCCGAGAGGATGATGGTTTGGGCTGGTTCGTCGCGGAACTGATCGAGATACCAGACGACAGAGCGGACGAGCGTTTCGCGGTTCTTCGCAGTGTCCTCGCTCTCCCATCCCCACGTTATCTTGAAGAGCCACCGGAGGGTCTCCCGCAGGGCAACTTTGTGCTCTGCCCCTCCGGCTCTGGCAAGATCGTACATTTCGAGGGCTTTGTGGTAGTATGAGCCGAAGATCAGGTGATGGCTTTTGTGCTTGGCGTTCCAACCTTCGATCATCGAGTAATAATATTTTCTTGGGCATTCTTTGAGCCAGCCGAGCGATGTTGAGTCCCATACTGTTTGGATCAGGGTTCCACTGTAAAATGCTTCGGGTTTGTTCACTGTAGACTCCTATAAGCCGAGTTCGTTGAGGTCGATGTTTGTAACCTTCTCCTTTGCGGGTTTCTTCTTCATTGTTCCAGCTGTCTTGGCACCGAGCATAAACTGTGCGCGGAGTGTCTGAAGATGCGCGACGATTGCATCGAGGTCTTGGTCAGTGAGACTTTCGGGATCGCGGGAGAAGAGTTCGCTGATGTCATTCATGCTGCTTCCTCCTCGTTTATGCGGACTGTGGTTTTGTCGTTGATGTCTTTCAAGTGGTGATGGACAAGAACACGAATGACCTTCGAGGCTCCGAGACGGGGGTAAAGCGCCTGAAGCTTTTGGAAGTCGCCGTCGTAGAGATTGAGCGTGACCTTCATCAAGGGAAAGTCCTCACGCCTCTTCATTTTTCACTTCCTTCTTGACGATCCAAAGTTGAGAGGGATCGGTTGGACTCTGAACCAAGCTCAAGCAATCCAACTTCGGATCGTTGAGCTTGGCTCGAGTCGAGTAGAAACGCGCCTTGGCCCGCTCAGGGTCATCTGTTTGAAGGATGACCCCGAACGGGCTGTGCAGAGCGTTGTAGAGAAGTGCGATCACGCGGCCTTCGCACCTTCATCCGGCGCAGAGAGGTTCTCCAGAACGTCCGCGAGAGACTCGCTCGCGATCTTCTGGGCCTCCTGAACCCGACGCTTCGCGGCCGTGCGGTAGGCTTCGCCCTTGTCGGTGGCGAGCAGCCGAACGGCAGCGTCTGCGATGTCAGAAGCATCGGCCTTGCGGCCCAGCTCCTTGAGCTTCGCGCGGATCGAGTCCTTCGCCATCTTGAAGGCCTCAGCCTCGACAGGATCAGCAGGAGCACGCGCCCCGCCCTTCCGCACGCCGAACTTGTAGTCCTTGGCGTACTCGTCGAACTCGGCCTGGAGCGTGGTGATCGCCGCCTCGGGCAGCTCGTCGCCATGCTCGGCCTTCGCGTCCTTCACCGTGGAGGCGAAGTTGTTGCGAAGGTTCTCATGGAAGGTCTGGTTCAGTACACCAGCCTCTTCGGCGGACAGAACGTGGCCCGCTTCGTAAGGCGAGTGAACAGCAAAGTCCAGACCCTGGATCGTAATGCTCTCACGCATTTGATAGTCCTCTTGTTAAGAGCTGCTTGCTCCCGGTTTCACTTGATATTGCCATATAAACGATTTATACGTCAATACCAGTTTACGATACGGATTAAATCACACCTGATATGGTTTGTCAACCATTATTTTCGAGTTTTGTACATATTTTTTCCTTTCTCTATTCTGAGTTTGCTCATCTCCCTGTTCCAAATCAAGAGGATCAGGAGCAAGGGGATCGTGACGAGGAGCCACAGCGGCGAGATCGGTTCCTCTTCGAGGGGTGGCCAAATGTCTGGCTCCGTGCCCTCTGCGAAAGTGGAGAATGGCTCGTGCCCGGCCCGCTCATTCATTATCCAGTCCCACCGAGGATCGAGTACCGGCTTTGGCTCCTCTTTGACTGGGGATGGAAGGCTCGGAACGAGTTCAGGCGGGATCATGAGTCGATCCGTAGGCGGATCTGTTTGCGTGCTAACTCGTCGAGGCGCCGAAGCCACTCTTGGTCGCCCTCTTTGGTTGGACCAGCAACGAGCACCGGACGGACCTCTGCTCCAGTAGAGGTGTGTTCGTGGGTACGCTTTGCGGGCCTCTTGGATTGATAGACACGCTGGGGAAGCTTTCGCTTCATCCAAGGCTCCCATCGCCAGTAGCACGATCAAGAGTTTCTTCACCACCCAACTCCTTTATAAGAGGGGCCGCAGGAATGCGAAAGGCCCGAAGCTGGGCTTGAACACTGATGAAGAGTGTCTCGTAGACAGCGCGCTCGGCAACAGCCTCGTCACGGACGGAGAGGGCGCTCTCGGCCTTGCTCCGAAGCTGAGATGCCTCCAATTCGGCGATCTCGAGTTGGGCCTTGAGACCCGAGATCTCTGTCAGCAGATCAGAGACACGCAAGCGAAGCATGTCTCGCTCGTGGGCGACCTCTTGGTGGAGGCGGTGGGCCTGAGTAATAATGTCCTCTCTTACTGGAGGCAAGCCGTTCTCTTCAGTCATTTACTGTTCTCCAAGTGTGCGTAAGGGAATTGGGTGTGATGAGATAGCTCCGCCTTCGTGACCTCTAGACTGAGCCATGATGTTGCGTGGGCTCGAGAGACGAAAGTTGATACTTCGTCTCCACCCTCATAGCTCAACGACCAGAGAATGCCATCGAACGACAAGTTGATGGGGTCTTGGCCCTCCTCCAGACGAAAGACGTACTTCGTTGGAGAGAGAGCCTCGAACCGCAGTCCGTGGAACGAGCGAAATATCATTCGGGGCTCGATGGAAGTTCGCCGAGTTCTTCGGCGTGAGGCATGGGGTCCACAGTGACATCGCTGACCTCATCGAGAGCGTCGGCGTAGCCGGGCTCCCAAAGCTCTTTCCAAGCCTCTTGGCTTTCGCTCTCCGGCGAACCGTACCAGTCATCTTCCTTCTCGGACCAGTCCGCCTCGATGGACTCTGCGACCAACGAGCGAAATGCGTGGACTCGTTCAAGCACTGCATTGTAAGAGGCGATGGCTCGGTTCAAGTCCACGATCCCAGCCTCGACGACCTTCAGCTCCTCTCGCACCGCCTTTCTCGCAGCATGAAGGTCAGTGATCAGTTGAGCGCGATCGTTCTCGAACGCCTTGGAAAGGTCTTTCATCAGTCTTGCTCCTGCATTGAGATGAGGTTGAGGCTTTGCTTCGCCCGCGTCTCGATGACGTAGCGGACGTTCAGTTCCTGCTCGTACTGTTCGGTGCCCAGCGAAGCCCACTTACTTGGGATGCGCCAAGGATCGAGATGGAACACGCTGTCCCACTCATGGCCCTTACTCTTGTGGCCCGAGATGAGGGTGATCGTTCCAGCGGATTTGAAGAGAACGTGCTCAGCATAGGCGATGGCGGCACCAAGGGTTGGACCAGCCAACGCAAAGACCTCGAGGCACTCACGCTTGTCTGCGACCGCTCCTGGGTTTCGAGTCCTCTTGAGTGCATCTTGTTCCCACTTGTTGATCGCAGTCAGCATCGCCTCTTGGTTCATGCTCTCCGGCCCAAACTTCCGCATGATCTTGACGAGGCCGGGACCAACTTCGGCCCCAACAAGCTTCGCCCCTCGACCGTTCTTCAGCAAGTCCAAGGTCGCCTTGAACAACGGAGCATTGTTTCGACAGATCACTGTCGCACCGTCTGGAACCTTGTCAATATCCCAGCCACCACGATCATTGACTTCGCCCTCAATCGCCCACTCAGGCCACCGCATGTGAGGGACTCGACCGTGGGCCTTGCGAATGACGGAGCGGGGGCAGCGGAATGACACGGAGAGTGTCATCTCCTTGCACTCGAACCGCTTACCGAGAGCCGCCATCGAATTGCTCATTGCCCCTCGAAAGCCGTAGATAGCTTGCCAAGGATCGCCCACTGCAATGAGGCGGCTGCTTTGCGCGAGCTTCGACACCATCTCGTGATTGAGTGGCGACCAATCCTGCGCTTCGTCTCCCATCACGATTGGGAACTTAGGGAAGGTGCCTCCGAAGAGAGTTGGCATGTAGATTTGGTCGTCGAAGTCGATGAAGCCGTCGTAAGCCATATTGATGGACTTCACGAGGATTTGATCGGCTGCGTCGGTCTGAAGTGGGTTGGGGATTTCCTCGAGAGAGTTGAAGAAGTCCTCACTGGAGATCAGGCGCTTAGCTGAGGGAAAGCACTTGTCTGGAATGTAACCAGCGACCTTCGCAGTCCGAACGATCTTCATGATCTCCTCGAACTGATCTTGCATTTCGTACTTCTGCGTTCGAGGCAGATTGTCGGCCACGGCCTTGAAGATTGTGGCCGATTTCTTGGTATCGAGCGTTAGCCTTCGGCCAGTGGCATCGGCCCAAACTCGATGGCCCAAGGCGTTGATCGTCGAGCACTTGACATGGCCCGGCAAGCGCTTCGCCATCTCCTCTGCAATCCGCTTGTTGAAGGCGATGCTGAGGATTGGCTGGACGGGCAAGCGCTCGCAAAGCAGTTCGAGGGTCGTCGTTTTTGCTGCACCCGCTAAAGCATTAATCAAGAGGTTGTCCTTCGCTGAGAGCGCGAAGTCAACAATCTCCTGTTGCTCTTCGGTTGGTGGGAACTTCATTACACAAGTCCTTCCTTTTTGAGAAACGCCAAGAGTTCAGCGTTGTCGAACTCGACCCCGCCCACCTCGGTCGTCCGTTTCACTGTCTTGAAGTCTTTGACCATAGCTTCGATGTCGTACTGGACAGGAGCCCCACGATGCCCAATGCTTGGAGCCACTGCAGCCCTCTCCCGATCGCGCAAGACGGTTAAGAGTGTATTCCAACCGAGTTGGCGTGCGAGAGGGTTGCCGCTTGGCCCACACTCGATCGAGCACTTGTCGAGTGGGATTTGAACTGCATGGCCCTCGAAGTCAAGAAAGAGGGTGTGGCCTTCAGTCCAAATCGTGCAAGCATGGAGCGGTCGTGGGTACTTCTTGCTCATTTCCATCTCCTGAACGAAGCATCCTAACACATTTCGGCTTCGCTGTCAAGCCTTCTCTTTCGTGCGCCAGGCCTTGTACATCGCCTCGTCGTTAACTCCATCGCGGTGGCCTTCAGCGTAGGCGACGCTTCGGAGCTTGAGAGCCCAATTCAGCAGGGTCTTAAACTGTTCGGCATCGAGTGCGCCGACCATCTCATGCAGCTTCTGTGCGACGTGAGCCTGAACCAAGTCCTCTTGCAAACTCATTGCTTTCCTCCCTTGATTAATCTCAGCTGACGGTTGGACTTGACGAGCATCAAGTCGTAACCGATCGATCTTGCGACGGCCTGGACCGTGGCGAACTGCGGGCGCTTCGTCGTGCCCGAGAACCAGTTGTAGAGCGTCTGAGCCGAGACCCCGCTTGCGTCGGCGACCTCAGCGTGGCTGTCGCCCGAGTCCTTGATCGCGGTTCGGAGCAAGTCGATCACTGGGTCTTTGTTTCTGAAGTTGTATGACTTGTATATCTTCACTTCGCTGCTCCCTTATTGAGTATGTATTTGCCGTTCTTCGAGATAACAGTTTTGTCATTCCTCAGCTGATGAAGAGGCCCATGACAGTTCTGCCGTTTGCGCCCAGCGAGTACAAAGGCGTCGCCAAGCTCTTTAACTGACATCGGCTTCTTCGTGAGGAGTTCAAGGATGAGGGCCTTGCCCGTAAGGCCACCATTCGTCTGCCGCTTCTCTGGTGGCTTCTTCACGTTGTGGAGTTCGACGTTGTAAGGAAGTTGTCGAGCCTCGAGCCAGCGGAGCAACGGACTCAGATGCTCGACCGGCACGATAGAGATAACGTGGAAGGTATCCATTTCAGTCTCCCGTTGCGTTGCTTCGTCTCCACCCGCAATACAGCGAGTAGAAAATAATCAAGAGGAAAGCGACTCCGAGAATGTATCCCGGTATCTCAGTTATCGCGACGAGAAGAAGAAAAGTGAAGCAAAGACCGAGGAAGTCTCTCACACTGACCTCCCCGGAAACTCGACTGCCTCGGCGTCGTCGATCAGCTGTTCGAGGTCGCTGACCAACTCATCGACACCAGAGAACGACTCGCTCTCTTGAAGAGTCTCGAGTGCGGCTCGAAGAAGCGCAACCGCATCGTCTCGACGATCGGATCGGCTGAGTCGTCGGGCGGCGCTTACTGTTCGGACTGGGACGTTGACCTTGACTTTGATAGCCTCCAGCGACTCGTGGTACGAGGGCTTGTCGAGGCCGGTGAGTTGATCCGCGGCCTCTTGACGGGCCTCGCCGATGGCTGAACCCTGCAGCCCTTTAGGAGTGTTGTCGAAGGCCTCCTGCATCTCATCGCCGAGTTCACTGAGCCGATCGCAGGCCTCGGAGATAACTTGCGACAGTTCCATTTCCTTGACTTCGTACTTCATTGCATCAGTCCTTTATGTTTGCTGTATGTGTCCCAGGAGTGATCCCAGATTGCTCGGGTGCTGTTTTGTACAATAACTTCAACACGCTTCACTTTACCCCCACTGTAAGAGATACAGTGTTGATAGAAGTCACGAACTGCCGAATACTGATCGAACGGCAGTTCGTCCTTCGAGCCGTTCATGTAGTGAATGACGAGAGTGTACATCACGACTCTCCTATGAGTCGTGGGCAGTAGTAAAAGATTGCGTGGGGGTTCTTCATCTTCTCTTTGTTGAGTTCCTCGGCCCGAGCGTGGGCCGAAGAGTAATCGTTGAACTCGACGAGAGCTTCGTCGCGCTTGAGCCAAGCCTCGCGGTAGCCGAGCGAACCCTGGACTGAACACCAGATGCCGAAGCGTTGGGTCATTTCAACTCCTTCGTCGGAAAGGTGATGCCCTTGCCCTTGATCCACTCGAAGCAGGTGCAATCGCTGCTGTCTGTGATGATGACTCGATCGACGATGCCGAGCACTGAGGCGGGGCCTTGAGTCAGCCTCGCACAGGCCTTCATTGCTGGCATGGCTTCGACGAAGGACAGTTCCTTATGCTGCCCTCCATCTCGATCCCACCAGAAAACATTAAAGAGTTCGCTCATTGAGTGCTCCTAAGAGGCATTGGACCCCTCCAGCTTGACGAGGGTTAAGATGTTGATCGCTGCGTCGATCTCGAGATTTGTGGCCGTCTCGATCTGGTTCATCTTGGGATCATCGCTGTGACGGACAGTGATGAGGATGAACGAGACTCGAGGACGCTCGGGCTCGAGTAAGATTTCGAGCGTTTTGGCACAGTCGAGCGTTGTGATCCGCTCGGGCATCAGCTGTACTCCTTTTCATGCTTTTCAGCGAGGATGTTGAGGATCGCTTGATCCTTGGGCTCGAGCCGCTTCCAAAAGCCCGCCAAGCAGTTAAAGCCTGGATCGGGCGGACACTCGAACTCGAGGCCGGATGCCCGTTTCTTGTAGTCTTTAACGAAGTCCCACAAGCGGCTGTAGAGTGGGGTATTGCCGATGCCTGACAAGCACTCGGCAACTTCGTCGGGCGTCCAGATGTCAAAGAGGGGATGCGGTTTCACTTGAGTCCTCCTCGGGCGATCCAGTACTCGAGGCGCTCGTTGGGAATGATCTCGAAGCCCAGAGCCTTCTGTGCGCGCTGGAGGCCGAGTGCCCAAATGCAGGCGCCGACGTAGTCATCTTCCTTGACCGACTGCTGGAAGGCGTGGTAGTTGACGACGACGGACTTGATGTTCTTGTGAAGGTCAGTCATTAGCGGCCCCTGTAAGTTGAGAGTTCGTATCGGCGGATGAGTGCGATGATCTGAGCTTTTGTCATGTCAGCCCCCGATCTTGTACCAGTAGCCGTCGATGTTCAGTTCGTACTCTTGGCCCTTGCCCATGCCCAGGCCCCGACCATACAGCGTATGATTGCGAGGGGTCATGATGGCCCAGCCGCCTGAGGTGGAACCGTCGATGAAGCGAGTGCGGATCGCCGAGCCGAAGCTATCGAGCTTGGGGACTGGGCCGCACCAACGCTTGCGGGGTGCGGTGGCTTCTTTGTGCTGCAGCACTTTACCGATCGTAAGCATTTGAGACTCCTTTAGTTGTTCTACGGGGAGTTGTTGGATGCCAAGGCATGACATAGACAATCACAGGCTTCTCATAAAGAGTGAGGCCGCGGGTTCGGGCCATAAGCTTTTTAACCTGTTCCCGTTCGGCCGCTGTCTTTGGTCGAGGTATGTGAATGACTCTCATCTCTTCCATCCATTCAACAAGAGAAGTATATCACATTTCGGACGCGCTGTCAACACAACTCTCGATATTGCTCCATAAATGGTTTATAGGGCAATATCAGCCTAAAAGATTGTCAACCTCGGTCCACTTAGCATCTTCGAGCTTCTGCAGCCGTTCTTTTTCTCTAATCAGCTGTTCCAACTCTCGCTGTTCTTCAGCTGATGTGCTGTTTATCACCTCACCAATTCGCTCGGCGAGCCAAATGATTTTCTCTCTATCTGTCAGTTCTTTGTACTCTTTTCTCTCCTCGACAACACCGAAGTATGGATTGAAAGCCGCTTGCACTTGTTCTGGCCAATCTCTTGTTTCACACTTTATGACAGGGATAAAAACCTCGTCTTTGGTCTCGAGATAATACTCGATTGCAATTCGCCTGATCATTGCGACCTCGTGTTCGTCTCTCAATTGCTCGAGAGTGGCTTCATGAATATGCTTTTGCACCCACAGTTCGCGGTCTTTTATCTTCTGTTCAACATCCTCAATGAATGCAGGTTTCTTTTGGTCTCGCTTTGGCTTCTCAACAACTTGCTTCACGACCTCGGGCGGCCTTGGCACTATGAGTGTCGTCTCCTCTTTCTTTTGCTCGATAGTGACAGCACCATGCTTCGCTGAGCCTCTCACTGTGAACTCGTATTCACCTCGGAGGAGCGGCATTTCCTCTTCGAGCGCTCGCAGCACGCGATAAATCTTTTGTCTGTCGCCCTCGACATGCTTTGAGAGAAAAGTGACCTCGCCGTGCTCTTTAGCGATTTTAAGCAATTCCAAAATCTCCGCTTCGCTTTTGACCTTCATTGTTTCACCTCAGAGAGCAACTGATATATCTCGTCGCTATTCAGTTGTTGTTCTTCGGGAGGCCTTGGTGGAGCGCCTGCAATCATTCGCTCTTTAAGCAATTCGTCCCAGTTTGGATCAGTCGCAATTCGCTTGAACTCGAACAAGAGCCAATGTTCACCTGAGATAAGCTCGTAGCGCATTGAGGCGCTCGGCCATGCTGCCTTCATCACAGTTTCATTCAGCGTCAGCTGTGGGTCTTTCCCATCAAGTATCGCTTGCTCTTCGATTTGAGCCATCCACGACCGCTGATATGTGTAACAGCTTTGTCGAATGTTAAACGCATCGGATTTGCTTCGACACTTAAGCGAGATGATGTACTCGCCGCTCTCCATCGCCTTTTGCGAAGCGTCGAGCAATATCTTCCTCGCGACGCCCAAGCGCCCGCTATCTCGTCTGGCCATCTGGCAGTCCTCCATTTCACTGTCCCACATTATATCATGGTTTTATGGAGTTAGCAATGGCTGTTGTGGATAACTTCAGTGTTTATTTTCAACGAGTTTTTGGGACTGATTTTCCATTTGCGATTTGACAGATACCATGTGTGCTCTGAGTGTGGGGAGTTTTGTTTTTTTCCCTGAAAAAAAAAAAAAAAAAAAAAACTCAGTTAGTGTCGAGTGAGGGTGGGAACCACTAAAACGAAAATCGGAAACGGAGTCAACGACTCGTATGTATGAGTGTTAGGTATTGCTGGATAAATGGTTTATATGTCAATACCAGAGGCTCACGCAGCCTCTCTGAACTCCCAGCGGCGAGGCGAGAGGGGTGGGGGATTTCTCCCCCACTGTCTCAGGCAATCCAGATTGCAACTGCGAGTGTAAACGCAGCAACTACGGCGAACTCGATTAGGACTCGGAGCATTGTCCTGACTCCTGTTGGAAAGAGTTGGGGGCATTTGCGCCCCCGGCCTCCTTAGGCCTTCTTCTTCCGCTCGATGGGCTGGCTCATTGCCATCAGCTGCGCCCGGAACGCTTCCTGCTCCTCCGGGGATTTGGTGGCCATGAACTCCTCGAAGGTCAGTTTGGTGACCGCCGACTTGATCGCGGCCGCAACGTCGATCCGAGTCGAAACCGTCCGCAGATCGCCCGCCCGCAACGCGGCCAGCTTCTTATCGACGGCGGCCTCGGACAGGGCCATGAAGTCGGACGGATTATCCTTCTTCGTGATACCCGCATGGGTATCCTTCACGACGTTTTCGAGTCCTTTCGTGGCGATGTGGACTGCCACGGGCGAAAGCGAACCGTCGAAACCAAACTCGGTCAAATCAACCGAGCGGCCGATACCTTTACCGAGTGTCAATGTTACGTTCATTTTAGACTCCATTTTGGGGACTCGCCCCGTTCACCGACTCCGTGTCGGCATGAACACAATACACGACTCACCAAATGGATATACTTAGTACGAATACTTATATCCCATGAGTTGTGGGATTGTAGTCCGAGTTGTAGGAACGGACTGCAGTCCGGTTGTAGGACTCGAGTCCGGGTTGCATACCGACCAGTTGGTATGGGTATATAGTCTCGCCCGAGTTGTGTGACTGCATTCCTATTCAACTCAGAGGCGAAAATACAACTTGGAGTGGGGGTGCCCCGACGAGTACAACTGGCACAGTTTTTGCAACCACCTAACTCAACGATGTGAGTTTTTTCAACAACCATACCTTTCTCTCCAAAATCCTTAGCCTGTGAAGATAACTCAGAGGAGGAGAGGTACACTAAAAACCGTTGAGGGGGCTTGACAAACTTCGGCGACTGGCGTAGACTCTTGCGCGGGGGTCGAGATGAATGCTTTGACGCGGCCGAAGTTCCCGAAGCCCACTTGCAGGGTGAAGCTCGTGTGCGGGCCACCGGCTGGTGGAAAGAGCACCTATGTCAGAGCCAACGCTCATCCCAACGACATAGTGATTGACTTCGATCTGCTCGCGCGAGAAAAAGGCTTCCGGCGCTCTTGGCCGAGCGAAGCGGTCCCGACTCTTCTCTTCGAGAGAAACCATCGCCTTTCCCAACTCTCGAAGGAACCACCTGACCGGACGGCCTGGGTCATCATCTGCGCGCCTTCGGCTGAGCTGCGGGCATGGTGGGCGGAGGCCCTCGCTGTTCGGCCAGGGGATACAGTGCTCTGTAGTGCATCAAGGCGAGAACTGATCGAGCGAGTTCGCAACGACCCCGACCGCCTCTCAGTCCGCTCGCACCATATCGAGCTGATCGATCAGTGGTTGGAAAAGGAAGCGGCCTGACGGCCATTAGGTAAGGTTCAACAACGGGAGCTAACAATGACTGAAGGTGGAAGCTTAGGTGCAGCGAGGGTTCGCGAAAGCTTTAATCCCTCGAAGGACAACATGGTTGACAAGATTAAGCGGTACACAGCCGACTTGATCGACCTGTGCGAGGAATTGAAGCGTGATCCCTCAGTACAGCAAGTAGGCAGTGGCACTGCGATGCTACTCGGTGGTGAGCAACAGCGGCTAGTTGCACTGGCACAGACCGCTTACGAGGAGGCCGCCATGTGGGCGGTTAAGGCCGCGACGACGAAGAAGTGAACGGCCATTAGGTAAAGCGGAGTGAAGATGAAGGAGGTCTCAGAGCGCCTCTTCGTTGGGAACGGCCTGGATTTCGGGGTCGTTCGCGACGACGCTGAGTGGAGCATCGTGACCTGTGCGAAGGAGCCGTGGCATCGCGAAGCCCTCGGCTACACTGGGCGGGGCGCTCCGAGAGATAGCCCAGAATATCTCTACGCCCTTCGAGGCCGACGACTGATCTTGAACATGATCGACGCTGACCGAGCCGCGTTCTTCCACCCTGACATGATGAATCGGGCACTTGAGTTCATCGAGGCCGAACTGGCGGCCGGTCAGAGTGTCTTGATCCATTGCAATCAGGGCTTCAGTCGAGCGCCCGGTCTCGCTCTTCTGTACTTGTTTAAGAAGGGACTCTACCCCGATCGCACCTACGATCAAGGCGAGACTGAGTTCCGGCACACCCTCTACGAGGGCTTCGAGCCCGGCGCTGGGATCAGAGAGTACGTTCGGACTGAGTGGCGGCGACCGCAAGTGTCATCTCCAGTTCAGCACAGTGGAGTGGAGTGAGATGCCCCGCATCTTAGGCAGGCCGAGCAATGAACCGGAGGTTGATTTTGTGCGGGAGCTGCATGAAAGCGATCTCGTCTTGCTCGCGGCCCCGCGCGGTTCCACTTCACGACCGATCGCCAAGCTTCGTGATAGCCACCATGCGCTGGCTCGAGCCCTCTCCGCTGGAATGCGGCCGGGCGAGGCAAGCCTCATCACCGGCTACAGCCTTAGCCGAATCTCCGTCCTCCAGTCCGACCCCAGCTTCAAAGAGCTTCTCGAGTTCTACCGCTCGTCACAGGACGCGACCTATGCCTCACTTCACGACCGGATGGCAACGCTTTCTCTTGACGCTCTTGAGGAGCTTCGGGAGCGTCTCGACGATCATCCCGAGGAGTTCACGCCGGGGGCACTCCTTGAAATGGTCAAGACTCTGGCGGATCGCACGGGCTTCGCACCGACAACGAAGTCCGTCAATGTGAATGTCGATCTCAACTCGTTTGGTGATAAGCTCGAGGCCGCACGAAAGCGTGCTCAAGCGGTTAAGATCAAAACAATCGAAGGCTGAGCCCAGCCTTCGTAGAGGGATGTCTCAGATGCAAGCTGCTTCCCCAGCGTACCCTGATGAGGCACCCCTCGCCTTTTCCTCCGACGCCTGCCCGAGAACTGCGAGGGGCAATCGTGTCCCTCGCTTTTTTGAAAGCCTCTGATGCAAGTCGCAGCTAAAACCCACCACGAGCAGCTGATTGATCTCCTCGCGGTTAACTCGAACGATCCGGTTGCTTGGGTCGCGGCAGCGTTTCCGTGGGGAGCGCCTGAGACTGAACTCGAGAAATTCAAGGGACCAGAGGAATGGCAAACCAAGGTTCTGGAGAAGATACGGGACGGATTGCTCTCGCCGGACAAGGCCGTTCAATTAGCTGTTGCCTCTGGGCATGGAGTGGGCAAGAGTGCTCTTGTGGCCTGGATCATTCTATGGGCGCTGAGTACTTACACGGACACGAGAGGGGTTGTGACGGCGAACACAGAGACTCAGCTCAAGACCAAGACTTGGGCCGAGCTGACGAAGTGGCACCGACTTTTCATTGGTAAAGAGTTTTTCAAGATGACAGCGACGGCGATCTATAGCGCCTCGCCGGAGCGGGAGCGAAGCTGGAGAATAGACTTGGTTGCGTGGTCGGAGCGGAGCACTGAAGCATTCGCCGGACTGCACAACAAAGGTAAAAGAATCCTCGTGATCTTCGACGAGGCCTCGGCTATACCTGATGTGATTTGGGAAACGACTGAAGGTGCGTTGACCGACTCAGAGACGCAGATCATGTGGCTCGTCTGCGGAAACCCGACTCGGAACAGCGGACGCTTTCGCGAGTGCTTCGGTCGTTTTCGCTATCGCTGGGAGACGTTCGAGGTCGATTCGAGAACAGTCTCAATCACGAACAAAGAGCAGTTCAAGCGTTGGGTTCGGGACTATGGTGAGGACTCAGACTTCGTTCGAGTGCGCGTGCGAGGAGTGTTTCCTCGAAGCGGCTCCATGCAATTCATCTCACTTGACATTGTTGAGGCGGCGATGGAGCGCGAGCTTCCATCAAGACTGTCGCCGTTCGAGCCCTTCATTATCGGCGTCGATGTCGCACGCTTCGGTGATGATGCCTCTTGCCTCGTATTCCGCAAGGGTCGAGACGCGAGAACAACCGAGCCGATCATGCTTCGGAATGTGGACACGATGACTCTAGCTTCGAGGGTGGCCGATGCGTTTAGTCAGTACCACGCCGATGCGATCTTCGTCGATGGCGGAGGAGTTGGTGGCGGCGTCGTGGACCGCTTACGCCAGTTGCATGTGCCTGTCTTTGACGTACAGTTTGGAGGCAAGTCAGATCGGACTGACATGGATGAGACAATGCGCTCGGCTAACAAGCGCAGCGAGATTTGGCACTCGATGCGGAAGTGGCTTGAGGTTGGTTGCCTCCCAGCCGAAGGGGTGATTAGACAACAGTACCGCGACGAATTGCCTGCGCCCGAGTACGGCTTCAACGTCCGAGACGAGATTCAGCTCGAGCGCAAAGAGGATATGAAGAGGCGGGGAGTTGCCTCGCCGGACTTGGCTGATGCTCTGGCCTTGACCTTCGCTTACCCTGTAATGCCCAACATCTACGCGGGCGGGGAGTGGGCACAGTTTCGCTCGAAGCAGCCCTCAGCGGAGGGAGTTGAATACGATCCATTCACTAACAAGGCGGTGTTGAGCCTCGATGAAGGGAGAGCGTCATGATCGCTTCACTTGTTCATCTTGTTATCTATCTGCTCGTCGTTGGTGCAATCGTTGGACTGTTGCTTTGGCTGGTAGACTACATCCCGGTGCCAGAGCCATTCAGCAAGTGGATCAAGGTCGTCATCATAGTGGTGGCAGTCTTTATTATAATCTTTGTGCTGCTTGGCTTGATTGGCGAGGCCCCGTCACTTAAACTTGGAAGATAACAATGCCTCAACTTGGACAGCCAGTTGTCTTTCGTCCAGGCACTGCGTTCGAGGAACGCTGGGGGCCGGGACAATATCTCTCCGGAATGGTGACGAGCATCGCCGGAGAAGATGCTTCGCTGATCGTTTGGCCCGCTGGAGAGTATCCGCCGTACTACGAGATTCGGGTGAAGCGAGATGATGCGCTGTCGAAGCCGAGGACTTGGACGCCCTCGGTCAACGAAGATAGTGCTTTGCCGGAGGCTCCGACCGATGGTCAAGTTTATGGGCGAAGGAATCAAGCTTGGACACCGATTGTCTCGGGTGGAGGGGGCGGAGTCCAGTCCGTTGTGATCTCCGACACACAGCCCGAGCAACCGCTCGAAGGCATGGCTTGGCTCGACACCACTATCAACAACTTCTTCATCTATCAGCAGGGCGTTTGGGTCGAGCCCGCTCACGTCAACCCAGTGGCTTAGGAGAGCTTGATGGGCATTCTGTTCCCAGTCGCGCCTCTGCACGGAGCACAGTACACGCCTCCGGGAATACCTGTGACGTGGCAATATGACTCTGGCCGAAACGCCTGGAGGGTTTTGCGGGGCGGAACTCCGTGGACGGACATCACCGGCAAGCCCTCGACCTTCCCGCCGAGCGATCACGAACACGACATTGCTGACGTGACGGGACTCCAGACCATCCTTGATGTGAAGCAGGACATCACAGCGCGAGGCCTGCCTGACGGCTATGCTCCGCTTGATAGCACCGGCAAAGTTCCAGAGAATATGATCCCGTTCGGTGCTCTCTCGTGGGCGAACATTGAGGACAAGCCGAGCGAATTTCCGCCCTCGGCTCATTCCCACCCCGTCGCCGAGATCAGTGATAGCTCCTCGATTGGCCAGCAGCTCGTCCGAGCGCCGACTCCGCAAGATGCGAGAGGGGTGATTGGGGCGATCGGAGCTGATGAGAACGCTCGAGTCCAGATTCGGAAGGCTGGCATCAATATCGGAATGCGACGAGCAATCAATTTGATTGAGGGCTTGAATATCACGATGGCTGTCACGGACGACAGCGCGAGCGAAGAAGTTGATGTGACGATCAATGCTGCTGGAGGGGCGGCTGGTGCAGCGCGATACTTCGTTACGGAAGTGAAGCCCGTTGCACCACTCGCGAACGACATCTGGTTCGATGCAGCCACAGGACTCATCTACACTTACTACAACGACGGGACAACGCTTCAGTGGATTGAGTCTATTCCGTTCCTGGCGAATCAGCCTGCGGCCTTCGCGAAGATCGTCTTTCCAGTCGCACCCACTGACGGCCAAATCTTCGAGCCGATCTCTGGCGCGCGGTGGAAGTGGTCGGCGGTGAGGGGCGTTTGGTTTGCATCGACTTCGGTCTCGGACGCCTACACGAAGGTCGAGTCTGACGCCAAGTTCGTTGATCTTGCTGGCGACGTGATGACGGGGGTGCTAACGCTTAGTGGACCGCCGACAGCCAATCTCCACGCGACAACGAAGCTGTACACCGATACAGCCGACAACGCGTTGGCGACAGCGAAAGTCGCGAAGGCTGGAGATACGATGACGGGGCACTTAGTCTTGCCCACAGGCCCTGGAGCAACCAACGCCGTTCGGAAAGACTACGTTGATGCGGCCGATGCTACACTGACGGCAGGGCTTGCCGCGAAGGTTGACAAGGCCGGAGATACTATGACCGGCCTGCTGACACTGAGCGGAGCGCCGACCGTCGATCTGCACGCTGCCACGAAGAAGTATGCGGATGATGGTGACGCTGCATTGAACACAGCGAAGGTCGCCAAAGCTGGCGATACTATGACGGGCGCGCTGACCATTAACATGGCAAGCCCCTCGCTGATTTTGAACAAGGCGACAGGCGCAAACATAAATTCAATCTTGGGCACAAGAGAAAGTGCCAATCGTTGGGCAATGCAGCTTGGTGGTGCTGCCAGCGAGACTGGTGGCGATGCTGGATCACCTTTTATTCTGTATAAATATAACGATGCTGGAGCAGCGGCTGCTGCTATCACCATCTCGCGCGTTGATGGTCTGCTGACACTTGCAGGTGATCCAACAGCGGCCCTGCACGCTGCGACCAAACAGTACGTTGACAATAAAGCGAAGATAACCTCGCAAGTCTTTACGACGGCATCAGGCACTTGGCTTAGGCCAGCGGGCTGCATCGCGATTAAGGTGCGGATGATTGGTGCTGGCGGTGGTGGAGCTGGGTCGGGGACTGGAGCGGGGAATGGTTCTGCCGCTGGCAACTCAACCTTTAGCACGTTTACAGCGAATGGTGGTGGGGGTGCAACTGGTGCTTCGGGCGCTTTTGGTGGTCTGCCGCTGTCTGGGGCACCAGTCATTCGTGGTGGGCAGGGTGGGAATGGGAGTGGACTGAGCACCGGCAGCCGTGGTGGTCAAGGTGGCGGCACGCCGTTTGGTTCTGGTGGTGTTGGGGGCGCACCAGGAGCTGGAGCTGGCCTTGGTGCCACACCAAATACAGGCGCTGGTGGTGGAGGTGGCGGGGTTAACAGCACTCCGAATGGTGGTGGAGGTGGTGGAGGTGGAGGCTATCTCGAAACCATTATCAACTCTCCGGCGGCCTCATATGCTTACGCTGTTGGTGCTTTTGGTGCAGGAGGTTCCGCTGGTACGGGTGGTGCAGCAGGTGGTAACGGCGGCTCCGGCCTGATCATCGTTGAGGAGTTTTACTGATGCCCGACACTATGGATGAGACGATCATCGAGACGCCGACTGCGAAACTACGCTGGTACAACGGCGTGCTTCAGCAGTGGTGGGACTTGACGACGCAAGAGACGATGTTGCGGGCCTCAGTCAGCGCGGGAGGTGAGTGGCGCGACGTTCCAACGGAGACAGGATGATCCACGCAACTGGCAAGGTCGCCAACAACATAGTTGATGGTCTGAAGCGTCAGCCGCTTGCTTTGCCGCTGGTCATTATCAACGTAGTGTGTCTCGCGGTAGTTGGCTACGTCTTACATGAAATCTCAGAGCGCGCATCGGAGCGCGATAAGTTGATAACGGAACTGGCAATGAAGTGTAAAGTTGAACCAATGAGATAATCTATGCGTGTTCTCGCGCTGTGTTTGCTGTTGCTCCTACCAGACTGTAGGATGCAAGGAGGGCGTTGGGTAACTGAAGAAGTGGAGAGGTGCCCTGGAGGCAGGATTTTGGAGACGCGGCGAACGACTGAGGTTCACTTGGGCCGGACGAGGAACACTACGATTAGAACAGACGCTTGCTTAGAGTAACAACAGAGGAGGTTGAAATGGCAGTTGGTGCGACTGGTGTGTACAAGGCTCCGACGGATATGGCAGCGAATCCGCAGGTTCTCGCTCGTGTTGGGCCGGGGACTGAGAGTGCTGCGATCGTGACCGGCGAGAGCGCGGATGCGTCGCTTGTGAACCTTCGAGTCTTTCCTGATCAGCAAGAGGACTTCTCGCTGAGGGGGATCGGACTTGTGGACGATCCGCTGCTTGGCAGCTTTGTTGTGGCGGAGCCTCCAGTGGCCCCAGTCGTGACGAGGACATCGGCCACTCCGAAGAGAGGAGAGTAAGATGTTCGGCGGCGGCGGCAGTCCACCCCCTCCTCCCAAGCCTCCTCCGACGCCGCCAGCGGCACCAACTCCAGCTGACACGAGTGTTGTTGAAGCTGGTCAGAGGGTGCGGACTGCGGCGAAGGGCGGGATTGGCTCAACCATTGCGACAGGTAGTGGCGGCTTGTCTGAGGCTGCAACGACCGAGCGCAAGTCACTGTTAGGACAGTAAGATGTTTGGTGGAAACGATCAACCTCCTCCGCCGCCGAGTGCTCCGCTTCAGCAGGTGTCGTCGCCAACGACTCCGCCGGGAGCGGATTTGGCGAAGCCTGGAGCTGATTCGCAGAAGGTGGCGGGGCAGCTCGAGGCGAACATGGCAAAGCCAGGAGCCCTTGCGACTCCTGCTGGCGATACAGAGACTAACAAGTCTCTCTTGGGGCGATAGATGGCTAGAAGAACCCGGCAAGAACGAGTGGAGTGGGCTGAACAGCGGCTCAACGCAATGCGAACTCCACGATATTCGTGGTGGGTTCACTGGCGCGAACTCGCGAACTTTATCCTGCCCCGCCGCTACAAGTGGTTGGTGACGCCGAATGAGATGAGTCGAGGGGCACAACTCAACACAGGCATCATTGACTCGACTGGGACCATTGCGGCGAGAGTGTGTGCCGCAGG